ATGCCCTGCATATGTGACAAAGGCTATATTTAATGGGACAACCGCGCATCTATATAGAACAGATGAAGCTCAATTAGATGTAACAGCTACTGAAGCTCACATAGTTAATAAAGGTTTGACTGTTGGTGCATGGGTTTATGCTGATACAACCGTAGCATATTCAACACTAATTGCCAAAAGAGAAGCTTCGGCTAATGTAGCATTTCAATTGCGGCTTAGTGGTTCTAAACCTACCTTTACTATCACACCGGATGGAACAACTTTTTCTGCTGTAACTCATACCGGAGATGTAACAAACTCGAGTTTATTTCATTTTGTTGTAGGTAGATTTAGCCCCGGAATATTAGATGTTTTCTTGGACGGTACCTGGGTAAGTGTAGTCACAGCAGCTGCTCAAATCTATAACAGTACAGCTCCAATAGCTCTAGGAGCTTACAGAACAACTGCGGGCGCTATTGCGCATATTTTAAAAGGCAACTTATCTCTTGCTTTTGTGGCTGGTTCATACATACCGAATTATTATATTTGGATGGTATGGCAATGGACACAAAACTTATTTGGTAGATAAAGAGGTGTATCATGCCTGACGATCCAGTTATAGTTGTTGCAGGAACTAACGAGTATGGCCCGGCTTCGCCAGTGCGCATTGCGAACTGGACAGAATTCATCGCTGCAATTGCGGCTAATCTTCAATCAACCAACCTTGACCATCTTCAATTTGACACCACACCGATTGAACCGCTGAATGGTATAGAAGGTTATGTCAACTGGAATGAAACCGATAAGACGCTGAATGTCTACACAGGTGGGCATACAGTCATCCAGGTTGGTCAAGAAACACTTGTGCGTGTCCGTAATAATACGGGCGTAGCAATCTCAAACGGTTCTGCGGTAAGATTCACACAAGCCCTTGGTGGTCGTCCGTTGATTGCTCTTGCACGTGCAGACATATATAATAATGCTTGCGTCTGTGGTTTGGCTACCAATGACATTCCACATAATTCAGATGGCTTTGTGACCGTGCGTGGTTTGGTGCGCGGAATAAATACTGCTGACTTCGCTGAGGGCGGCAACGTTTTTCTTTCTACGACTACTGCCGGTGGTATGCAAGGTTCGCCGCCGACCACTGGCTTTATTGTCAAGGTTGGAATTTGTCTTGTGCAGAATCCTGGCAACGGTATTATTTATGTTGACCCAAAAGAACGCCAAACTTTTGGCAATATGCAATTAGGCAATTATTCAATGTTTGAGCCAGATGGCACACTAGTTTCAATGGGCTTGGCACGCTGTTACCGAGATGAATTTACTTCGCTGCTGTCCACGAGATTGACTTCACCTGCTGGCGATATAGTTCTCAATGATGCGGAAGCCAGCATAACTATGAAGACGAGTGCACGCTATCCGACTGATTTTCTCACCATGAATATCCAGCTTAATCATGATTGGGCATTGGGTACTTCATTAGGGCCTCATATCCACTGGTGGCAGACAACGACTAACACGCCGAATTTCCTGATGGGCTATCGCTGGCAAAAAGAGAACGCGGCAAAGACTACATCATGGACGTTGGCAAAATGGGCAACCACCAACTGGATTTGGAGCAGTGGAACACTCAATCAAATAACCTTATTTTCTGATATTCCTGCGCCTTCGGGTTATGGGCAAGTTTCGGATATTGTGCAAGTGAAACTTTGGCGTGACTACACTAATGTAAGTACGCTGTTTGCAGGAAGTGACCCGGTTGCTGCTAATCAGGATATACTACACTTCGATGTCCATTTGAACGTGGATATGCTTGGTAGCCGCGCAGAATATCAGAAGTAAGGTGATCGATGACTACGCAGCCAACACCACAAGATGGAAATGGTAATGTAATCCGACTGAGGATTGAACATCTCGAGCGAGATTGTAAGGAATTGAATGATTGGAAAGACAACTTAGTATTAGTTAGTAAAACTGACTTTGATGAATTAAAAAAGCAAGTTGATACAATGAAAGAAATAGTGATTACTTTGCGTGAACGTCTGACAATTTTCCAGCTTCTTCAAACTGTTTATACTACAATTGCAGGCACAATTGCTGCAATCATGGGGAGGCAATGAAATGGAAACTCATTACCATATTTTTACTTATGCTAAATTGATCGGTTATCCTTTACTAGGTATAACATTAATTGTCTTTGCGTGTGATGGCTGCAGGCGATTTAGAAGCCCTATCTGTCGTGTGCATATTGCACTTTCTGTTTTATTGAGTATGCTTTGGATAAGTGCAATGATCAACCTTATTACTGGTGAAGGTTCTGGCGGCGCACATAACTTCAATACTTACGTTATTACACCTATACTGATTGGTTGTATAATCTATATATGGTGTGTGATCATGCAAGTATCTAAAAAATGTAAAAAGCGTGACTTAGAAAATCAAGTATTAGATTGCCCCGAATAAAATTAGCTTAGGAGGCTAAAATGAACCTGGGAGAAGTATTTACCAATGCATGGCAAGGAATGGAAACACAATTATTTATCTTGCTCGCCCTGACTGTGGTTGATGTCGTCTTTGGCATTACTTTAGCGGTAATTGGCAGGAATTTCAAATGGGATTACTTGACCAACTACCTGCAAAGCGATTTCTTACCGATCATTGCCTGGATGGCAGTAGCGGTGTTGGGCGCATTTCCATTGCCAAAGGTGGCAGATGTAGTTTTGCCTTGGGGTAGTGAAGCTGTCTATGCGACTGTATTTCTGAAACTTGCGGCTTCTGTCCTTGGACATTTTCAGAAAATTGGTGTGATCAAGCAAAACTCACCACAAGGTTGAAATGACTAAGACCTTTTTTATTGACGACTCTCACTGGCAAGGCGTGATACAGTGGGCGACTACTGCGCAGCATGTAGAAGCCGCAATTCATAAAGCGACTGAGGCGACTTACTATAAGGATGATCAGTATCCAAACAACAAGCGCGGTTGTGAAGAAAACTGCGTGCCATTTGGGGCTTATCATTTCCTGCGTCCGAACTATGACCCAATCGAGCAAGCGAAGGTATTTCTTGATTACACTGGTGCCGGCGTGAAAACTTACGTCTGCGACTGCGAGACACCTTTGCTGCTTGCGGCTGCTGAAATGCTCGAGAGTGCTAATTTACTTCAATCGATAGAAACAGCGCAGGTAGTTGTGCCTTCACGTGGCATGGCGAAGTGGTCAGAAGAACAAACTCGATTGATACAGCAAATTCTATATCCTTGGAGCACACGTTCTGCGCTGGCTGATGCAGCAGTGGATGCTTTGCAGCTCTATCAGATTGCGGAAGCATTTTGTGATTATGTGATCAGCAAACGTCCGGGCGCAAAGGTCGGTATCTATACGTCACCATACTTCTGGAAAACTTTCTTCAGGTGTCTGGATGGCTCATACCCAAACTGGAATGACAAGTATTTCTTGTGGATTGCGCATTACTACGCGGATACACCGATCATTCCTTATCCATGGACTCAAGCGGCGATGCATCAGTATGCAGACAACTTGACCATTCCTGGCATACCCAGTAAAGCTGACGGAAACTGGTTTTATGGAACAGTTACAGAATGTGCTGAATTTTTTGGCAATGGTGGCATTGTGGTTGATCTTGAACCTGAGATGCCTGAGAAAGTTACAGTTACAGCCACCACGCTCTACCTGCGTAGTGAACCATCAGCGAAGAATTATTATGGCTCGATCATTGGGCAGACATCCAAAGGGAAGATACTTTATCCTGAAGACGTAGCTTATGATGAGTATGGCAAAAAATGGTGGCGACTTGGGAAAAAGATTTACTGCGCTGCATGGTACACCATGTGATAAAAAAAAGCCCCTGCATTATGCAAGGGCTTTTTTTTGACAGTCATCACAATTCATGGCAACAACTTCCGCAGGTCAAACCAATGTTTATTTACCTGCCTGACCAATCGGCGTGGTGCTGTGCCTGTTCTGAAACCGACCACATCTGCAGCAACGTCTTTGACATCTTTTTTGAATAAGTCTGCGATCAATTGAACAGATATAAAACTTGCAACTTGATAGACATCTTTGCAGGTTGGCTCATCATTCAGCGCAATCCACACTACTGCATATGCGTAGCCCTTCATTTGCCACACTCCTTAGTAAATCCTAAATGAGCATTATTTATCTTCCAGATTTTCAAGTTTACAATCTGGTCAACTCGCCTTGTTTCCCATTTATATGTTTCACTTTCTCCAAAAGAATTGGCTGAGAAATAATCAATAAATTCCTGCGACAGTAACCCCGCTCGCAGATAATCGGCTGTGTTATGCATCGATATAACTGCGCATGAGTAAGGGCGGCTTGCATCCCTTACAATATGCGAGAATTGGTTGATTAGTTCGTCTGGATTATTCATAACGTTGCATACCAATACTTTCCAACTTTGACTTTGTCTTGCGCATTGTCTGGTTCATTTCCGCATGTTGCACAATCGATGCCGCGTCCATTGCAATCTGGGCATGTATTGATGAAAACTATTCTGCGACCATAGCCACGTGCTCTGAACTTCATCTGTTCATTTATTGCTGTTTTGTATGCTTGCTGTGCTGTAATCTTCATGACTTTCTCCTGTTTGATATTATAATAATATCATAATATAAACTAAATGTCAAGCATGAATATTGTTAGAATTCGATATGATCAGTTCATGGGCATCTATATTTTTTTTATTTTCTATAACCTAATGCACGTGCAAAATTATCAGCGTAATCTTCACAAAAACCAAAACCGAATTCTTCATAAGAACCATGTAGATGTTCGATATGATGACAGTGACCCAACTCATGCGCAAGTGTGGCTTGCATCTGTGCAATGGTTCGCTCAACGCGATCAGTGTCAGTAATCACTAATTGTGTATTGATCAAAATTGCTGTCTCGCTATATTTACTGCGATCTAATCTGCCTGTGAAGAATTCATTGAATTTATCAATTATGATTACTGGAATGAAAGTCAAACCTGCTACTTTTGCGGCTTCAATGACTTCCGCGAATTCTGCAGTAAGTTCACTGGCAATAGGTTCGGGCTTTGCTGTGAAAATTCCTTCCAATAATTTTGTGATTTCTGCATCTGTCATCATGTGATAATAATATCACATTATAAGTCAAATGTCAAGCCTAATCTTTAGTTATGGTATATCCTTTACAAGTCGCGGTTCGATCATTCCATCTAAAGCCGTGTGGCGTCTGATGAATTAAAAAATCATATCCGTAACCATTTAGTATTTGGTCAATGATCAAAGCAAAACATTTTGGGCATACCCAGTGTGGTTCGTTATCTGATGCGACCCAACCTTCTTCACTGCTGACTAGCGCCCAACCATCATCCGCAGGCGACTTGCATGTATCAAGCCAATAGTCAATTTCTTTCACTGGCATATCCAAAGGTAATAGCGCATGGTGCACTGCCATCGGGCAGACATATCGCTTCATTATTGGTTTCTGTTGCATCATTTACTCCTAAAACCAATATTATGCTCTGGAAAATAAACTTTGATCTGCATATCTTCAGACACTATTTGTGTAGTGCCTGTTTCCATGCGCAGCAAATAGGTTTTTGGAAAACGGCTGGCTTGCACAGCGGCAACAACTTGATGCTTGTACTCGATCACTGCTCCCGGGCGAGAGTATTTCCGGTATTCCGCGACTGTCATCATACGAGCATGACTGATATTATCCATGGTGTTTTTCCTTTTGGCATATTGGGCAAAACCGACTTGCGCCATGCCTATTTTTTAATTTGCGTTCCAGATTTCTATCGCCTTCCCACGTGGCGGCTAATTCGAACTCGATACCTGCTTCTGCTAAGACTTGCATCAGACGTGCACCGCTGCCGTTCTTGTGATGATCAAGGCGAAGTGATAAGTTGTGCTTTGATGTCACAAAACCTATATAGTGACGAGCGTGCTTGTATGGCTGCTTGAAATGTAGTAAGTAAACCATTACTTATCCTCCTTTGATCATGCGCCAGCAAGTTATGAAACCTTCGCAGAATTGCCAAACTTCTCGGAACATTTTTACTGTGCCTGTGAAACTTAATTCATAAACATCTTCAGTTAACCATGTGTAGGTAATTTGGTTTGTGTTGATGTGCTCAATATTTGCACGCAGCGCCTGTACTAAGGCGTTTGCTTCATCGCGATTATACTCACCAAAATTCTGAGTTTTCATTTTATTCTCCTGATTATCTGCAAACTATCTCGGATTGCATTTCTTCACTGAGATCAGCCACACGGCATAAGCCTGAAATTACACCTTCAGCAAAAGCCATTGAGCGGATATAGTTGCGCTGCGAGCCGGTGAAAAAGACATGCCACATTCCATCGCGATCAGTCAGGTCAACCGATACAAAGTCACTTTTGTCAGTGCGCTTATTTCCATCCTGCACGCCGGAAAGTTCGTCAACTATCGCATTGAAAACCAACTCGACCAGTTCTTGACTTTCATCTTCGAAGATTGATTCATTGATGTAGTTATCCATGTTAGAACTCCGACTTGCTCAGATCAATATTTTCTAATTTGCCAGGGCAACCATAATTCCAGAAATAATGCGGATAAGCTGTTCTGCCATCTTTCATGATATAAATTGACACATTGAAACCTGCGGCTAAAATCTCGTCAATGCGTGCAAGCTGCTCGTCTTTCGGTGACCACACACTGATCAATGGATCACCATAATAACGCCCACCCTTGATGACTTCAGTGTGCGTTCTGACCATGACATTCTTGCTTCCGAAGATTTTGGACATTGCTTGTTTGGCATCACGACTCTGGCTGATCATTGTCTGTCTCCTGTTTGCTATGATGTAATAATAATATCATAATATAAGAATAATGTCAAGCCCCAAGTTGTAGTAACCTTGGGGCTAAATTTATACCGGCTTCTGGATTTGGAAAAAGCGTGTGATCGAGCCTAAATTAATGCTTTCTTCGATCATCAGCGGTTTGCAGTAATCAGGTATCTGTTCAGCAAATATTTCTTTGCCCCAATCATGCACCGCCAAGTAATCACCATTTGTTAGATAAGGTGAAAAGATAGCCACTTCTTTTGGTTTGTCGCCGTTGTCACAGTATAGCAACGTAGTGCTGGAAAAACTTGCATTGATGATTTCCACGCTTTCAAAGGCATCAGCCTGGAAATAATGATTAGAGAATTTTAGCGTTATATATAAGCGAGTTGTAAGTATTTGCTTGGGTAATCTGATATCCCATGTCTTGAAACTGAAGCCACGCTGCATTGCTTGAAGTAAAAAGTATAACGCCATCCCGCCATTGCCTGTGCCAAGTTCAATCATTGAATTTATCTTATATCGATTGAAAAATATTTCCCAGGCAATAAAATCGGCATAGCTTTGTTGACTGGTCACACCTAGAAAAGAAAACTCATGCGTATTATGGTATAGGCTATTCACCGAATATAATCTCCCTTATGTCAACCCAAGTTTTTAGTAGTGTGTCAACAAGATTAGTATATGCTTCACTAATAAATTCCATGAAGATATAAATAAATTCATTCATAATTATATAACTTCTCTATGTTCAATCGCGTAGCGTAGTTGATCAGTTGGCAGATCGCGCCATTTCCTAATTGTTTTGTGCGTGCATTTCTTGCTGATATGCAATTTACCGCACTTTGGACAAACAGGCGCCAGTGTCATTGCTGACATTCCTAACTTTGTTCTGATTGCTGATGTCTTTGGTTCATAGCCTCGCCTCGCGATCATGAATGCCATACCAGGATTTATACCCCATTTCTCAGCCACCGCGCGCCAAGTTTTTAGCGTCTGGTGGTCTTTATTTAGCATTCTTGATACTTGATACCTTGAGAGGGACATTGCCACTTCTGCACCCTGTTAAATAAGTTAACAAGCCTGTTTTACTGCGTTCCACAACTTAGAAATAAGCCTTTTTTGATCAATTGACGACTGACAAGCACAGGCAACCGATCACCACAAAGAAAAGGATAAAAAGCAGCATGAAGCGCAGTATCTTCAGAAATGATGCATCTAAAGGTGACTGCGATTTATTCATAGTACTTTTTTCTGCGTGAGATTGCAGCGTTGGCATGTGCGTAGAATAAAAGTTTCGCTTGTTCCAGTTAGGGCAAATAGCATGCCATTTTTATTATTTACTGGGTTGCTCCACTTGCTCCAATTATGCAAACCTAATAGGCATAATAGTTTGCTAATCATTTCTCACCTTTCTTTGCTTGCAGTGTTATAAACATGATTGCTATGGCTACAACTCCAATGGCGATCCAAGGCATGCATGTAGCACTAAATCCTGAGGCAGCGATTGCTGTTTGACTTGCATCTGCGCTGATCGCTATGGCTTCCATTGAATTATATCCAGCTTCTGCAAGTTGGCGTTGCTGATCAAGTGAATATTTGGCGAGGTCAACCACAATATAGTCATTTAATAACTCGCTGACTTCAACACGCTGGACAGGTGCAGATGCCATCAAACCAAGCACTTTGGTATCTATGATCAAGTCATCTGCATTGATTGTGCAAGGTGCGCAATCTTTTAATACACGCAGTATATATTCTTGTGCTTCGGCTGTGGTCAACATACCAAGGTTATTTGCATATGTGACAGGCAGCGAGTAGTGTTGAAAATTATACTCATCTGTCCAGGCTGAGGCATCTGCGGTGTTTGATGCATGAATATAAGCATCAGTTTTGATGACATCACTCACAATACCCGGTGCTAGAAATATGCCTGACTCAGTTGTGATGCTTGGAACGTGGACAACTGGTTCAGGTTTATTGAACTCGCTTTCCAAGTATATTACGACAATGATTGATGCTGCACAAGCGCACAAAAGAAAAACGACAACTCCTGCTTTGACTATCATTTTACCGCCTCCAATTCTTTTAACTCAATATTGAATTTACCAGCAGCCACGATTAATGGCACAGTTAGTTTTGCTGATCGATTACCGCCGCCTCGCGTTGCAAGCCCTTTTATAACCAGCATATCAGTCAACCAAGTGGCTGTTTCTTTATTCAGAAATTCAAATGTACTGCGCAATGCATCACGCTCGGGCATTAAATATGGTTCAGTTTCTTGAGATGCTTTAAAGAATTCAATGGCTGCTTCCCATCTGACTTTTCCTCGCCCTGTCTCAATATATGCTACAAACTCATCATCTAAGGCGTAAACTATTGCACCAGCAAAATCTTGCTTTGCGAGCACTTCTGTCTGCAGCGTGCTTAGCCCTTGCATCGAGTTTGCCAAAGCAATCAAATGATAGACACGTGCCTCGCGATTATCTCTGATCGATTGGTTCAACTTCGGCAGTATATTATCAATAATGTTCTCAGTAAATAAAGCACAGTAAAGTGATAGGAAAACTATTGCGCTGGCTTGTGAAAATTGCATTAACCAGTCAGGAATACCCTCTTGCATTGAAATTATCCAAGCGGCAATTGCGATCAATGCAACTAAAACTGTTAAGGCAAGACTGCGCTTTTGAGTAAACATTATATTATGAAAGAACGCGCTTCGGCATGCATTGATCAATCACCTGCAATCATGCATAGAATTGGGTCTACAACCAAGCAAAGGATGAGTAATACAATGATATAGATAGGAATGCCCCAGCCCCACTTCAGGTGTAGAGCAATTATGATCAATGCAGAAATCCAGAATGCTAGGAGAATTTCCAAAATTCCAAAGACAACGCCAAGTGGCGAAAGTTTATCTTCATTGATCGATGATTGACTCATAATTTGCCTCGCTTCCTAAGTTCAAAAAAGCATCGGGCGGTTGCAGTAATATCGGCGAGTGCATCATGCGCACCTTCAAATGGTTCGCCAAAGACAAACTGATGCAGTTCAGTCAAGGTAGGCCATTTGAAACCGTAAGGTCCAGGTAAGCGGCAAAGCTGTGTAGTGCGCAGCATTGTGTCAACTATGCGCAATGGTGCAATGTTAGGCGCAGGCAATTTGCTGCGCAAAAACTCAGCCCCTACTACGTTAATATCAAACATGACATTATGCCCGGCTACTTTTTCACATAAGCCCAATTGATGGTGAAAGATTGCCAAAACGCTTACTAATGAGTGACCTTCACTGATTGCCTTTTCTGTTGTGATGCCATGCACTGCAGTGGCTTGATCAGGGATGGTGAAACCTTCTGGCTTGATCAGATAGTTACATTCAGTGAAAAGTCCACCATCTTTCTCGCCATTCTCGTTGAAAACTACCCAAGCTATTTGTACGAGGCGAGGCCAGTTTTCCAGGTCAGTTATTGGTGCTTTATAGTTACGTGGTACACCTGTGGTTTCTGTGTCAAAGAATAAGTACTGCATGATCATTCTCCTTAGCGTCCGTCAAAATTGCGTCCAAAAGATGCCCCCACAAACAGCGGCATATCTTCGCGGGGTGGGGGAGTAGGCTTGTTCATCGATCACCATAGTTGTTAGGATGCCCTGGATGTGAATCATCTAAGTCATAGTCATCAAAATTCTCATAGTCATCTTCCGGAAAACCATCTTCATCGATATTCCTTTTACCATGACAGTTAGGATATGATTGACATCCCCAAAATGCTTCGAAAGTTTTTCCACCCGGGCGAGGTTGGCGCAGCACCATAAGCCCACCACATTCTGGACATGCCGGCGCAGGTGAAGTATGAATAATTCGTGGCATTTTAGTTGCTCGGCAAATACTGTTTCAGAATTTCCGATTCTGCCAGTTGGCTGATCAGTTCGGCATTGCCTTTGTTTGCACGTGCAAACTCGATCACTGCTTCTTGCAGTTGATTGTGGTCATCTTCGAGCATGGCATATTCCACGCCATGACCCTTGCGGTGGCGCAAAATTTGCTGCGATTGCTGGCGCACAGTTTCTTTGCAAAATTCTTGCAATACAGTCATACATGTCTCAGCATCTTCGCCTTGATCGATGTCTGCCCATGCGCCTGCGCTGAGTGCCGCGCTCTCGAAGTCGCCCACATTGAATTTCCGCTGATATTCTGCACTAATAGTTTTGATATGCATTTTCTGTCTCCTGTTTATTTTATATTATTATCATATCATACTATGATTAGACATGCAAGGCTTTAGACAATGGCTGTCTGTTGTTATCTCGCTGCCAAATTCTGAATGCTTGATAGATTACAGCACCGATTTTACCCATGCCACCTTGCCATTCTTCGCTTGGGTCTATATTTTGACAGCAACGCTTAGTTGCCAAGCGCATGCCATAATTTATGTCTTGATCATCTTTGGGATGCTTGACTGCGACACCATTGACCGGAATGCGAGTACGGGCAATATCACCGCGTGCTGTAAAACTATGCAAGCCATGAATTAGACAGGTAGTTATGTCAATTCCAATGAAGATAAAAGTCAAACGAGTTGGCTTACCTTCAACGTCAAGAATAATATCTTCGGTGGTTACTGCTGGCTCATTCACAATCGTCTTCATCTTCAATCCTTTCTTTATCTTGTGCATCTGCGGCTGCATTTCTGATTTCTAACTTTCTGGTTCTTATTAGCGGTGAGCATTCTTTGATCAATGCATTAAATTCTTCGCTGGTCATGAAACCATAATCTTCCCAATCGTCTGCGAAGAAAGCGCACATGCCTTCACCTTGCCGAGAGGTTACATTGACCATGCCGCTATTGGCGTGCCAAACATATTCAGGTGGGAAAGGTTGTGCGCTAAATCCCAAGTGCGTAAAATAGCCATCGCTGCCGAGCGTGTAGATGCCTATTTGTCTTTCGTCAAATATCGCATTGCCTTGCTGATCAAAGCCGCTTTCATTGCATATGCGAGTGTAGTAGTGTTCTTGCCATACCGGGCGCCGAACTACATGCCCTTGGCGCAATCTGTTGACTATTTCTGAACCTGTTAGACTTGTTGCTATTAGTTGCATGATTTTCTCTTGCTTCTGCAAGCCTTCCACTTGCTTGACCGTGTAGAGGGGTTACGGCTTCACTGGATATAACCTGTATCAGATTTTACTCATCACCAATTGCTTCCCAGGTAATCTGGTTCGTCCAATGTATGATCAACTTCGCCCAATACTTTTTCAGTAAAAGTATCAAATTTATAACTGGCGCAGACCGTCAAGCTCCTTTGCGCTTGATATTTATCCGGCACATCTGCGCCAGTCATCCCATACGGCTTTCCTCATTTGTGGGCTAATTTGGCTTGACCGTGGCCGTGGTCATCGCTGTTTCACCTCTCTGTACTCGCCGCTGATGGGCTAAAATGGAGGCTCATCGCCCGAGAAATTGTCAGGCGGTTCTTGCTGATGACCGCCGCTGTTGCGCCCTGCATTTTCTGACTGATTGGCATTGGCATTGCTGTCTTGCCATGCAAGCCGCCACGCTTCCGCGCTTTGTGCCAGATCATTCATGATCAGAAGGATTTCATTGCTCACATACCGCTTGGTCAGGTAATCAAGATCAATGGTGCTCAAGTCTTTGGGCAGGTAAACTTGGCATGGTGTGATCGGACGCTTCACTGACTTGCCGACTTGCTCGACTATGATCTCGTTGCCGAATGTACCCAGAAAGGCATAAAATGCCCAGGCAGGTAAGTTGTTTGCATGCGTGCGCCGCGCGGCGGCAGTTGCGCTCGACCAGTTATCCAGGCAGCGTTCAATGTATAAACTGCTGTAACCTTTAGCGGTCAAAACGACCTGACCCCATGGTTTGAATGACTGATCAGCCTTGCTGTATTCTGCGGCATAAGCCAGGATTTGAACGTGACTGGTACTTCCGACCCAGCGCTTGCGCTTACAGATTGTGGCAACTGCGATCAAGCGGCTGATGTATGCATCATACTCACTCTCACCGATCAGCGTGGTTTTCTCAAATCCAGGTAAAAGCCCTTGCCCGGTCAAAGCGACTTGCGTTTCTAGCATTTCAGCGGTGACCGCCCAGCCACCAAAGTACGTGGCATCACCGGCTCGCTTCTGCTTTGTGTCACCATTCATCCAGCGAAAGTAACTGACTGGAAAAGGCAGGCGTACACCTTCTTCTTGCTGCTGACTTTGGATGTTAGCTGCTGCGTTTCTGACATCATCTGGAATATTGGTAAACATGGTGAAACTCCTTTTTTTTGATAGTTTTGGATTTGTTGATCATAAGCTACTGGTTGTTGATCATGTTATTGACTGACTGTTGTTTGCACCTCCTTGCGCTTGGCATCGATGGCTGCACGAATGACCTGCGCCACTGTCCAATCTTGTTTCAGGCTAATTGCTTCGATCATTAGACGCTGCGCTTGCGTGCATTGAAAAGGCGGCAATCGATCAGAATCAGCGACTTGGCGCATAACCCGGCTGGCGATAGGCTTCAACTTGCCATCATTGCCATACCCATCGGCACGGTCAAGGGCGCACAAGCATTCTCGAAGTGCGTCTGACAAGTTGACGCGGCTGTTAAATTTATTGCTCATATCCAGGCGCAATTGTCGCACAAATTCTGCATCTTCTTTGGATACGATTGTAGGCGGTACAGTGTGATCAAAACGTTTCTTAGGTGGCATGTTATTACTCCTCTGAATTCCAAGATAAGCGATATCCAGGTACGTCCACAAGCAACTGCTTTTGCAGGATGCGCACCTGTTCTTTTTCTTCTTCCAACTTGGCTTGTGCTGCCAAGAATTCAAATTGATCTATGGCTTCATTGATCGCGGACATCCAATCACCCGGCACAAATATCTCATTATCTCGCTCGTAGTTGCTCCGATCTGTTACTGTCAGGTTGCACGGTTGATGCTCACCCACGAAGACTTGTATCCAGTATGTAGTATCGCCAACTCGTGTATTGCCCGGTGCAGCAATAGTTGTCTGACTTTTGCATTGAGCGACTTCTACAACCACGTTGCCAAAGGTCATGCGCTTCCACCACTGCAGATGGTTGCGGTAACCTAACCTATTGATCGGTGACGGTGTAAATGTATTGCCCATTTCTGTAACCATCGGCACCACAAAGTGTTTGCACCAGTCTCGTCCTTGATCGATCAAATTTTTCTTTTGTGCTTGTAGATTGCGTAACTCATCCATGATTTTTTCTCCTGTTATGATGATATTATAACATATTTATATAATTATGCAATGTTAGAAATCCATTGCTGATATTCTTTTACTGTGCATACTTGCCAACCGTTTCCGTTCAATCGGGCAAAGGTAAGTTGAGCATCAGTTGCCATACCGCTTTTCGCCAATTTTATGATGCGGTCATAGCGATAAAGGTACACAAAATTACCTTGCTTGCCTCGCCAGACGACTGCGCCACTGTGATCAAGCAATGCAACTTGTTCCAGTCGTTCTTTGGCTATTTGATAGATATTTTTCATGATTGACCCCTAATAGTTAGATAAGATTTTGCTTCAGCGGTAAATTGAAAAGCATGCCACGTCCATTCTCGATCACCAGTTAAGTTTTGATATTTCCGTTCTAATCTGGAAAGTTCTCTCCAAACTAAGCGAAGTAACTCAAGGCGTATATTGGTATCTGGTTCTTTTAGCACATGGTTTCGAATACCTAGATACTTCAGTATTTCACTTTTAGTTTTAGATTTCTCGTTTTCCCATGACATCTCATATCTCCTAATAACCTAATGCCTTTGCCCATCGCTTGACACCATGCATCTGATCAGCAGGAATGCTTGACACAATCTGGTCTGCCAATGCATCGAGTTCTTTTTCCTGCGCCCTGCGCTCTGCGGTGTCGCCACCCAGGTCGCAGAAAGCCATGACTGGCATGCATTGATGTGCAGGCATAGGACTGATCATGAAGGCGACCATGCGCCACACGTATGCTGCACGTCCAGCGAGTGCGCCTTCTTCGTCTCGATAATTCCACACATGGCACAAGCTGTCTTCAATCTGCGCGCCTTCGACTTTCGGCGGTACGGGCGGCTTGCTGGCTCGCAGTTGACCGGTTTTTGTGTTGATGATACGCTGCGCAATTTTGCGCTCTGCTTCGGTCAACTCAATTTTGCTGAGATCAATCACTGGCATCTGGTAATAAGAATTTTTCATGTTACCCTTCCTTTTGTAAGGTGATCATGTACCGATGGCAACCCGGTTTCGGATATCGCTTCATGTATTGCGCATTGACAAACTTCCAACCTTGATCGACTAAATTCTGAATTGCATCACCTGGATTGCTGTGCTTCATGCCGTTAATTACAACTTCTTCAACTTTGTTCTGCTTGTCATATGCGCCCCACACAAAGGCATCTGCAGGTGAATATCCAGCGTAGGTGACTTCAATGATCATTTGCTGCTGCGGTTGAACTTTCGACTGCTTTTGCTCAATGCGTGTTTCGATCATTTTGGCAACCATGTGCTTGCACGCAACCTGCGGATGCCGCTTGTGATCTTCGCAATTGCAGGACTTGATCGTAGTCTGGTAACCACGTGACTGCTTGCTCTGCAAGACACCTAATGCACGATTGACGCGCCCTGCATCCAATTTGCCTTTCTTCGCTGCGGCACGTGCTTTGTTATACATTGAGAAAATCTCGCTCTTGGTCATGTGTGTCTCCTGTGTGCTTATCATGTGATAATAATATCATAATATACACAGGATGTCAAGCCCCAATTTATAGGAATTTCTTGACCAGTTCGCGTTTCTTGATTGCGATATCTTCAAGTGTGTAAGTGCCATCGGTGATGCCATTAGCCCATTCTTGCGCTTCGATGCAATTCTTGCACATCTGCAAACTGTTCTCCCCCCAGCCGGTGTCCCGGGTGACTTTTCCACAATTCCAGCAAATAACCGTACCATGCCGGAAACGACTGTTCACACGATTCTTAGCCATTGATCATTTCTCGCCAAAATTCTTGCCTAATTTAGTATATGCACTTTTCAATTCTTGCAGGCATGCTTCGCACAAATAGACAACTATTGCATCATAACCGCGCTGGAAACGCACACCATAAAATTTATAATTCTTTGCCACTTCCCCAGAAGTTGTGCTACATGCATTGCAGTAACAGTGTATGCCGTTTTGCGGAACGATTTGGATGCTCATGCTTTTTCCTTTTTTACTGTGTGTTGAATGGAAGTCCAGCGGAAATCATCATTGTCTGATAATTTGCGGTAAACTTTTTCTAAGCGATCTAATTCATCGATCACCAACTGTGTGGCTGTCATATGGTACTGGTAATTGGGCGCAGGCATGTTTACCATATAGTTGAGCACTTTGATCATGTAGATAATTTGCGTGAGTACATCAGTGCTGGTTTTCATGCGAGCAATCCTTTACTTATTCGCTCTATGATATGCATCTGGCAGTCATGCGGATTGATATTATCGCTGGCTTCTTTGCAGGTGAACTCACTCACCACATAGCCGCCCGGATTAATACGATCCCAATGCTGTTGCGGTACTCTGATGGCGATTGGTGTAGTTGACTCGTAGTAATCAATCCAGCGGTCTGTTCTGCGTGAAAATTGGTTTGTCAATATATACGCGCATTCCCATAACTTCATGCCATCTTTTTTGATCATTGAATACTCCTCACTTCAACTCAAACTTACTGACTTCGCTCTGCAGGGCGACCATGCACCGCTCGCAAAGGCGAGTGATCATTGTATTACTTCCGGCTGTCACGCGTAAGTCAAAGAAACGAGTGCCTTTCTCGAACTCATGGGCGCCACAACCATTGCAGTAATCATCATGCTTTGACTTCACTTCAACAACTTGGATGCTGTGTGTCATCTTATGCCTCCATATCCACTAGATAATAATCTGAGTTGTTTTTTGCGAACCTGATCGCCTTAGCCTTATTATTTGTGCTCCAAAAGTACCAAGCCCACTCATGAGAAACAAATTTGTACTTTGACAGGTCGGCTTTGATCGTACGCTGAATTTCTGCAGGTAAGATTGACAATCCAATTTTCTTCATGCTAGCACTCCGTGAGTTCTTTGCGTTGCTGAATTGCTGACTGGATGACATCAGTTAACTGGTCACTTGTCAATGTGTTTCCATACTTCTCTACCAATAGATCATGCACTTCATTGGCGAATTCTTCATCAGGCATTTTCCAATATGAACTATTTTTTGCCATCTTTGTTGCCCAACCTTCTGGAGTTTTAGGACTGATCATGTTTACTGTCTCCTGTTGTTTTATGTCATAATAATATCACGATATAAGATGACTGTCAAGCCCAAATTATCACTCAATTGGATTGCTCGCCATTTGCTATGCGAGCCAGTTGACCGGAATACTTGATCATGCGTCCGCGCACTTTTTGAAGATGCGTGCCTGACAAGTGCTTGCCACTGTTCAACCAAGTGGCGATATAGGAAAGGTAATTTGCATCAGCGGCTGAGAAACCAACTTTGTTGTATTCTTCAGTGACCTCGACTTGCTGCTCATGCTCGGTCTGATACTCGTAGATTGCGATCACTGCACGCTCCAACCATGCCTGATTGGTTTGCAGTTTTTCTTTGATCATATCAGCGGTGTATGCCATGATTATTCTTCCCGAGAAATTCCCAAAATTGCATTATAAGCATACTCGGTGGCTACGTCTTTGATTGTGGATAATGCATCATTGATCAGGCGCACAAAATGCTGCGCTTCAATTGCAGGGCGAATTGCATCAGAGCAAGGATAAGCGCAGGCATAATTATGCGCTTCTACTTTTGCTTGTACGATCAAATTGCTGATTGCTTCATTCATGATATTTTTTCCTTTATTGCAGGTCAATTAATTTGCCGTCTGAGTAATAATCATTGCGTTCTTTGTTGACTAAAATGACTGTGATAACTTTGCGGCTGCGCACTACTGCGACTACTACATCACCACGGCACCAATGTCCATCTGCATCCCGTGTCTCAACTTTGTTACTGAACTTCTTTGTCACCAAATATGTCTTGCTCTCGGTCTTGTAATTCTCGGCTGTGCTGCTCATCCATGCGATTTCTGAAGGATTTAGCAATTTTGCGAACCGATTATTTATTCTTTCTTGTGCGTGTTGGGTAATCATTTTCTGTCTCCTGTGTGCTTCGATAACATAATAATATCATAATATAATACTAATGTCAAGCCCCAATTTCCGAATATTGGCAGAATTAGACAATATTATTATGTCCAACCTATGTTATAATATGCATGCAAGGATAGACAGCAGTTGACCCAGTAATACTATTATGCTATAATGATCATGCGGCTCGGCAACCGCTTAGCTCTTTGACAAACTTGGGCAAATAAACATAGGGAAGAACGTCCTTGATACTTATCAGGCGGTCATCGGTTTTTGCCCGATGCCCCGCCAAGGCATTTATTCCTATGTCTGATGACCGACTGATAAGTGGAAAGGACGTTTTATTTTATGTCAACACAAAAGCAAATTTTTTCACTGATCGCCAGCTTGACAGGACAATCTAATATTTTGACCATCCCTCGCTTGTTCTTGCAGATGACTGGCAATGATCATACGAGCGCACTTTTACTTAGTCAGTGCATTTACTGGGCAGACAAGACAAAAGACCCTGATGGTTGGTTTTATAAGACCGAAGACGACTGGAATGAAGAACTTGGATTATCGTATTATCAAGTAAAAAGGGCAACTAAGATACTGCGTGATGTGCTTCAAACTAAAGTGGCTTGTACTAATGGGGATAATATTACTCGCACTCATTACCGGATAGACATCAGTAAATTAACTGATTGGATGCTTGAAGTTACTGCGCATGATCAAGATCAGCAAACTGGACAAAGCAAGGCGAATTTAAGAAACTTCAATTCGCGAACTAAAGCGAATTCAAAAAACTTCAATTCGCAAATTGAAGAAACTTCAGATTCATTAAATGAATCAGAGACTACAGCATTAGACTTAAAACATGGTCAGGCAAGTGCGCCTGACCGTGTGCATTCTAAACCACCAAGAACGGCAGACGAGGCGAGAGCGCGCACACTTGCAGCATTGCAGGCGCATGAAGAAAAGCGAGCGAACGGTGCGCTTGATTTCTCGTGGTTGTCTGAAGACCTGCGACCATTGGCGAGTGCTTTTTGTCAGAATGCGGGTGTGACATATTACCCGACCAAAAAAGAGCACTCGCTTTGGATAAAGGTGCTTCAGATGTGGCGTGACACAGGAATCACTTCAGAAATTGTCAAAATGACAATTGAAAGGATGCGCAAAGATGAACTGACCATAGCAGGGCCTCAATCGATCACTAACACAGCAAGGGATACCATAGCAAAAAAAGCGACTTCACCACGTGGAAATATACCGCCAGTATTCAGGAGCAATGGCAATGGATGACTTGATCAGCACACCATATAATAAAGATGCTGAGAATGCATTGATCGGGGCTTTATTGATCAATCCAGACACAGCACGATCACTGGTAATTGAACCATCAGATTTTTATATAATTCGCAACCAATTTATCTATGAGGCAATCATGCGCCTCATTGATCGGAATGAGATTGTAGATTTTGTCACACTGACAAATGAACTGGAATTGCAAGGGCGGCTGGCTGAGATTGGAGGCCCGGCTTATATCACTGGCATGATCAATGACTGTCCTTCTTCTTTGCACGCAGAACAATATGCTACGATCATTAAACTCTGTGCAAGCCGTAGGCACTATATCAGGGTGGCTAATGATATAGTCAACGCTGCATATGCCGGCAGTGATGACTTGCAGCAAGTTGTGCTTGACGCAGCCAGCGCATTGACAACTTTTAGTCAACCCAAAAAAGCCGCAAGACATATTTCTAAAGCGTTAACCGCTTTGCTTGATGACATAGCAGAAAAAGTGCGTGCCAAAGAAGCTGGCGAAGTGTCGTCAAGTATTTTGACTGGCTTTATTGATTTAGACGCATATACTGGCGGTTTGCAGAAAGGCGAGGTATTTTATCTTGCAGGTGAGCCAGGAGCAGGCAAGTCAAAATTAATGCTTCAGATTGGCTTGCAGGCAGCTTTACCAAGAAATGGTGGGCGAAGTGTGGCTATCTATAGCCTTGAAATGTCAGAGCTGGCAGTTATTCGCCGTTTGATCTCGGGGGCTGCACGTATCTCGACCAGACATCTAAGATCGGGTGACTTAGAAGCCGATGAGTGGGCGGTGCTGGTCAATGAAATTGGAAACTTATCACCAACTAATTTATTTGTGAGTGATGCATCAGAATTAACTATTAATGAACTGAGAGCGGATATTGTAAGGTTGAAGGCACAAAATAATGGTGAACTTGATCTTGTCCTGGTTGACTATTTGTTTCTTATGAGTGGCTTTGAGAAACTTGATGACACAGAGCGCAGTGCGCGTATTTCTAAAGGCTTGCGTGTTATTGCTAAAGAAGAAAATGTTTCATTGATCGTAGTCAATTCCGTGGTCAAAGAAGGCATGGATGCATCAAGTTTAGCCGCTTTGAAGAAAAACTTGCGTGGCAGTGGTCAGTTGATTCATGACGCCGATCTGATTGCTTTTATCATTCCACCATCGGATGAGCAATCGCAGTTGGCTAATCGAACCAATATTATGCCACTGGTAAAACTGATCTTTGTCAAAGCCAGGGACTTGGAACAACTTGCTACGATTGAACTTCTAGCAGACAATCATTATCCAATCTTTCACTCAGCGGTGCAAGTCAAACTAAACGTATGAATACCATTACTGAGGAGGTGATCAAAAAAACTGCTGGCATGCACTTTGCACGTGCAAAAGATAAAGGTTCCACAGAATGGTTGGAACGTCTGGAATATTATTTGCGGGAGCGACATTGGGAAGAAATAACTTTATTGATCGGCATGCCATTACGCCTTGAAATTGAGCATTTGGCAGCGATCACTCATCCAGACATTGCAGACGAAGATGACCTTGATTCAATGTCGTCTTATTACTACGGAACGTCTTTAGATGATGAGATAGAAGAAATCACTCATGCAATGTTCTTGATGATTATCAAAGGAAATCCGGAGCAGTATAAATTCGCAGATGACTGGCGCGATCTTGTGCATCAGGTCTTTAGCATTCAGTTGCGCTTATTTTAGGAGTACAGTTATGGAATGCGTAGTTGTAGATATTCAAAGTGCAAAGCAAATGGATTTAAAGCAATATATTCAATATATCTGTGAGACAAGTTTTGAAGGTGCTGCGCAGTCATATTTTGAACGCTTTGGCGTGAAACCAATCAAGGTCTACAAGAAGCAAGGTAGTAAGCCAGGACGGTACACTTTTTTCATTGCATTGCCGTCTGGATACGTGATACCTGGAAATAGTGTGTGAATCATGAATAATCCATTGGTGATCAGGAAGTGGTGTCAATACTATGCTAAGTGCCCTACACCGACTGAATTTTCCAAGGGTGTGCAAGGTGGTGTAGTTGGCGCGTTCAATCTTGCGCTCAAACATGCGCAGCCAGAAATTACTGAAACCAATCGCCAATTAGTTTGGGGTTGGGTACTGTTGTCTGAGCATGCTGTTCTTCGCCCGATGCATTCTAGCGAGTTATCGCCAACTGAGTGGAATTCGCTTTATCGCTGGATGGGTTGTGCGTGGAAAGAAGAAAAGATGCGCCCGGAATTCATTGCCGAAGTCAGGGCAGTTTTGAATTATGCGCTTACTGATCAAAAAGAACTGCACAAACTGCAAGCTGACCGGTTGCCTATGATCACCATGGATTTAATTTGCGCTCGCTGGGAACGTGTGGAACGGCAGGCGAAACTTATGCCTGCACCTGCAGTAAATTTACCGAAGGGAGTAATCTCATGAGAACAGGAATTAGTTTGATTTATTCAGCAGTACCAGATGAGTTAATCGATGTGCTGCATGCAATAGCATTCAACTGGAAGGCTGATCGCTGGCAAATTGGTGATATTACCAATAGTATCAAAGTACTGTGTGATGATCGCCTCTTGCCAGTTTCCCGGGAAGATGTCTATTCTTTCATGGCTGAATGTCTGAACCAGGAAGTAGCGGCACGTACTATTAGGGCATGGGCTGACCTTGCGCATAGTTATGTGTCAGAATTGCGCATGAAGTATTCCGACCTGCCTTTCTCGCACTTTGAGTTTGCACGTTCAATGGGCGATGACAAAAAAGAAACTGTTCTTGATATGTCTTTAGCACGTGCAAGAGAGACAGGTAAGACACCTTCAGTGGCTTGGTTGTGGACGGCTTTGCAAGGTGACATTTACCAGCGCAATTCTGAAGAAATGCCTGAGTTTGGTAATGATCAAAGTTATTCCAATGATCAGTCACAAGTTGAAGATGATGAAGATAGCGAGCCAGCGCGAGTAATCGAATACCGGAATATGCTGCAGGATGCGCAGTGCATGGCTGAATACTTACGCAGTAATCTCGCATGCATCCCAATTAACGATGACACACGTCTTGAACTGACTGACTTGCTTGATCGGTTGAATAGAATGATTACAGAAGTGCTACTTGAAGTTTCCGAGAAATGATGCTATACTTTTAGTTGCCCCGGCTCCTCCTGGGCTGAGGCAAACCCGCCTGCTGACCTTGCCAGTAGGCGGGCTTCTTTTTACTGATCGATCAATTCAACCTTGGATTTTTAGGTATTTGCAGCTTTTTACTTATATTTGCCCATTCAATCCACTCAATGATTGCAGGTATAAGCGGTGCAACATTACCTTCAAAGTCACCCAATGCTTCTGCATGCACCAATGACCAAAGATACCATGCTGCTTCAGTACTTGGTTCATTCGCGCAACTAAGTGCCATGCATGTATTACCATTTTTTAAGTCCGTGACCACTGCTTTCAGGTGTGAACTGCATCCAGGACACTTTGCGACAATTAACGGTATCAGATAAGTTTTGCTCATGTTATGACTCCATCTGCGCTAAAAAAAGATTCCACATTGAATTAAGAAAGGCGACTTCATTTCCTGCGATCATGTGCTGCGCAGTTTCGGCGCCGTACTTTTGATGCCAATTGATCTGCGTTTCCAAGTCAACTGCACCTCGGCCGATGGTGCTATTAATGCGATTATGTTGCCAAATATGCTGCTCTGAGCGTTCTTGGATGAAAACTGATAAGTCAATAATTTGCTTGTTGATCAACTGCTGATCAGTGACAATTACCACGACCTTTGTGCCGAACTGATAAAATTCGCGCACAGCCATCCGGTTGATCTTGCCTGCGCTAATATTGATGCCCATGTTCCGAATATTATTTAGTGCCAATTTGATTTCTAACTCGCCAGTAAACTCAATGATGTCAGACATTTTATTATCTCCTGTTTTTTATTATCATAATAATATCAAATAACCTGATAGTTGTCAAGCCCCAATTTTGGAATTAAAAAGATCAGTTTCTGTGAAGTTTTCACAAAAACTGATCTTTTCATTCTGCATTTTATCAGGTTAGGTTCACACCAGGATTGAATGTATATTTTTGATCTTCATCTGGCAGTTCAACTTCCTCGAAGTGCAGGTCTTCGATTTCTGCATCTGACATTCCTAGGACGGTTTTGCAAAATTCAACCGCCAATTCTTTTGTGTCAAAGCCAACCACGCTGCCTGATTGAAACTCAAGGTAATCTTTGGCAGGCGCGTCGAGAAAATTATATTTTCTGTTTTTTGCTATTGTCCATTTCTTCATGATCAAGCATCCTTTTTTATGTCTGGTTTTTTGTAACTTTCCCAAGATGCAAGCACCCAATCTACAACTTCGTCCGGCTGCATATTAGTAAAGCCTTTGGTGGTTGATAACATTCCGCAGGTAAATAAGAATAGGTTAATCAATGCTTCTTTGGTCAGGTGACTTATTTTATTTCTCATGATCATTTGCTCCTATAGTTTTTGTAGTAAACCTGGATATATTTTTGAAGGTCAAAATTTTCCAAGTTGTCTTTATTCAATTGGTGATCATTGATTTGCTCGAGTGTCATAATTCTATCTGTGCCGTTTCCGAGCACCATATGAATATAACCATTACCATCTTGGTAATACCCAGTTTTATTAGGCATCCTATCCTTCCCTGGTAGTCCAGATCATGCGTGCCTGAACCATTGTACCGCTTTCTTTGAACGTGTTTCCAGGCAGTTTGAAGTTTTGGCAATTGACGCTGATCATCCAATCTGTGAAAGAAAGGCTGTCTTTGTCTTGTGCGAAGAATGCATGCTCGCTGATCAATGCGACCAGGACACCGCCCGGCTTCAGCAATTCCCAAGCATGCCGGACGTGTGCAATGTCTCGCCGCTGGCTGTAAGGCGGATTCATGATTACTGCATCATACATCACTTCTGGCGCATATTCTAAAAAGTCGCCTTGCTGAACGTTCAGCCCTGCATTGCGCATAACCTGACAGGATGCGAAGTCAAGCTCTACGCAGTGAACTGTGTGCTGTGGTGATGACTTATTGATCGCCATGGCAATGCGCCCATCCCCAGCACTTGGCTCTAAAATCAGCATTGGTTCATCGCGCCAAGTTTGTGCTTTGACCAGCATTTGGTTTACTACCTTCATGGGCGTAGGATACAATTCCATGCCGCCGATCACTACCTGAGTTTGCTGCGCAGCGTTCAATGCGGCTTTTGCCTCAGTCAGTTCAGGCTTTTCTTCACGTGGTTGCCATACCTGCGGCTTGATTGGTTTGCTGTCAGGCTTGTGATCGCATGCGCTGGCTTCCGATGCAGTCAAGATATCTTCGATGTCTTCAAAGGAAACTTTGTCAGGATACTGCGACCAATCTTTCTGTGATGGCACAGTGACGCTGCGCACTTCGCCTTTGTACTTGTTGACTTTCAAAATTTCTACCCAACCCGGATGGCGCATTGGAAAGCGTTTGCAGTAAACCATCCCGCCCACTTCGAGAGGCTTGGCAACTTTATCAGCACCAGTAGGTTGATCATCATACAATGCTCGCTCATAAACCAGACGACCTTGCACGTGTGCAATCCATTGCTCATAGTGCCGGACGTGCCGTTCTTTGGCTTGGCTGATCTCGGCTTCAATTAGTGCTTCATCCGTGATGCCTTTGGTTTCGAGTTGCCAGCGCATCCAGTAGCTGTCAAAACTGCCGATTTCTTTCTGATACTTGCGCAGGTCAGCTTCCAGCCCTTTGATGCGCCGATAGCGCACATCTGAGCGGCTAAGATAATTTGCATGCATCTTGGTGCGCTTGGCACGATCAGACCAGTAATCAGCGCGCTCCAACTCGTCAACTTGCGCTTGTGCAGCGGCGTGTACTTTCTCAGCATCTTTGCGCGCTCTGCGCTCTGAATGATGACCGACCAGGATTGGTTGACCCAGCGGAATGTTTTCTGTGATCGCATCAAGGCGATCTCGGGCTTGCCCTGCGCGCTGTGCAGCATTCTCGCTGTAAGTTGCATAGCGTTCTGATCGTGCATCTGCACGCTCTGCCATGCTCATGTCTTCTTCCTCGATCATTACTGAGTAATCAAGGCAAAGTTCTTCACGTGCAGGCGACCACACTTGCACAAAAAGCCCTTGCCGTGGTGCCCAAGTGAAGCCTAAACTTCTGAACTTGCCGAATATATCAGTACCCAGGCGAGCGTTCGGTGTAAAGCGCAGTTTGTCATCTTCGGCTGAATAGGTTGTAGTACCTAATTCTTCGATCATTTTCTGTCTCCTGTGATCAGATTTGGATTAGAGCGTGCCGCCTTCGGCAGCGATTAATTCTTTCAATGCATTCCATTCTGCACGTGTGAGTACCAAATAAATGCCACTTGAGCGATTGGTATTAAAGCGTTTCTCAGTCATGGTAAATTCCAAATTGCCGCCTCGGGCATCGATTATCAACTCAACTTGGCATTCCGTTTGTTTTGAGTAAGCTGAATCCATGATCTTAGTTGCAGCAGGTGTGTAGGAAACGGCTTTGATTGATGCAATGTGCTTGTTACTCATTTTTGCCTCCTGATCGATTGACTATGCTGTTTCTGATGGCTTGCAAGCCGCCCCGGCGCACCACCATTCCGTGGTGCGCCTTGTGCTGCTTTTTTGACCGTGTGTCTGCTTTTCTGATCTTCACTTTATAAGACCTCAACAAAATGATTCCAGAAGTCTGCAAACCGCTTTTGTTCAGCTTCATTGAACCATTGCGTGAACTTGTCATGTCCCATCTGAACATTCTTTTCTACCAGTGCAATGATGTCAGGTTGATCGTGCCGTGTGGATGCAATTACGATTTTATTCCATGACCACTTTCCAAAAGCTTCCTGGCACTTGATCAATTTGACTACTTCAACTTGCTGCACACCGAAGGTGTATTCAATGACCAGATCAATTGTCTGGAATGTTTCGTATGCATATGAATAATTTACTGCCAACCGCCCGATGTCATGAGAATGGATTGACCAAACCGGATCGATGCCCATGTTATCCAGTGTCTTCAATTCTTCTGCCAATTTTTCTGCTGTGTCACAAATTTTAGCCATTTTCTGTCTCCTGTTTGATTTGATAACATAATAATATCAAATAATACGCATCTTGTCAAGCCCCAATTTTATGATTTCCGGTTATTCAACCAGGATGCAATATAGCCTAGAATAAAGACGACCAGGATAAAGATAACGCTGCCGCAGGATACGCCAGGAGTTGTGTGACTTTGCACAGTTGATGCAATAATGAGTAAAGGTTGCATGATCATTCTCTTATATAATGTCTTGAGGGCTATTCTCGCCCAATCTGATCGAGGCATGTGGCTCGAGTTTAGTGACAAATATTTCCATGCCACACTGTGAGCAAATAGTCAATCCGGTGCCAGCCAGGGCTAATTCATCATTGCAACCAGGGCAGGTTGCACGCATGTAGCCAGAAGGCAGATATCTTATTCCAATCACTTCAACTGGTTTATTGTTCATTGACTTTTCCTCGCATCTGATCAAGTGTGGTATAAGTTTTGGAATAGCCAAACTTCAACTCATAGCGGTACATCATATCCGGTTCAAGTGGTTGCTTTGTGATCACCCAAGTGTGAGGTACTAAGTTATCCCAATTGCTGCGTTCCGTGTGCATATAAAGTGCATCAGGTATGGACGCCCACAGTGAAGTGATCGGGCGGTTGAATGATGCATAGACGCATGCATATTCCTGTCTTGCTTCATGATCAAGCAAGAAATTATCATCGCTGCCATACTTGAAGTTATGCAATGCCATCCGGGCATTTGTGCGTAGCATTGCAATGCGCTTACCTGCACCTGATAGATCAAAGAACTTATGAATTCTAAAAGTATCATCCGTGCGATCATCTTGCCATGCGCAACTGCAATCTACAATAAAGTACTCGTAAAGTTTCAGGTCAAAACCAATGGTGATATAGTCGCCCAATGTCCAGCCATTTTTATTGAAATGTTGCACAACCCATTCCAAAGTTAGCAAAGTGTCAATTTTCAGATCATTGAATTTTATTTCTGCGTGAGGTTCATTTGAGACGATCATTGCTTGCTGGCGAACCAACCAAGGCAAACCGTTCCGCTGTTCTATGCGCCAATTTTGTGGCATCATAGGCAACCCGGCGAATGTCTTCAAAAACTTATCTTCTTGTGTTCTGATCAAACAGTCAGCATTGGCATAAGGTCTGCCCACCAACCGCTTGAATACTTCCTTGGTTTCAGGTACATAATATGCGCCGCAATGCACACCATCTGGCAAGCCATCAGCACGGTTATTCATGATCAGTACTGCATGCATGGATGGCTTATTCTCACGCATTGATAAAGGATAAGTGTCGCTCATATCTTACTCAACTTTCAGGTCAGATGAGTTGATGCCGGCAACAAAACCATCCACCCATGCTTTCAGGTATTCGGCTCGCTTGATCATATCGGTGTGACGCAAAGTGGTGCTGCCTTTCTTGCTCGGCTCAAAGTGCGCTGCAATTTGATCGTCTTTCACCAAATAGATCGTAGCATTCAATTGACCGGCTACACAGCGCATGGCTGCGGCTACGGCTTGTGCTCCATGGACTCGGTGAACTTTTACAATTTTGAAGTCGCCAATCTCAACTTGATCTTTGCGGATAATGTTCTCGCTCATGTTAGCCTCCGAAACCTTTCTGAATGATCACTTCCCAATAGCTGTCTTTAGGCCATGCTTGCCAATTTTCACGCTGGCTGACCCACTGAAAACTAATGCCTGCATTTTTCAGATCATCCATGACATTCTGCGCCCAACTGTCTGCGCTTCCGTCATGTCTGTAGAAAAATGTTCCTCGAATTACTACCTCGCCATTCTTGCGGCAAATTATTTGATCAGGATGCACTGCAGGTGCATGCGCTGTCTCAAAATTGAAATGTTTCCGAATTGTCTGAGCGAAGGTTGTTGAAGTTGTCATTTTGATTTCTCCTGTTTGCTTGTGATGTCATAATAATATCATAATATAACTAAGATGTCAAGCCTTTTCTTGAGGAGTTTTCAATGAATTACTAATTTAGTCAAAGAATATTTGAACTCGATCATTTGCTTGTGTGAAGGTGATCATTGGATTGCTGAAGTCAAGCAAAGTCTTTATTTCTGCAACGCGCACCACGCGATTGGGCTGCTCAACCACAAGCATGGCTTCACCAGTGTAAACCAGATATCCTTCATTGACCAAAATTCGCTGTGCAAGAATTAATAGGTTGTAAATCATGTGTGTCTCCTGTTTGCTCGTGATATCATAATAATATCAGAATATAACCAGGATGTCAAGCCTTTTCTTGAGAAAGTTTCAAACAGGTTACCAGCATTTTGTGAGTATCAGTTGCATGCGCTTTATCTCAGCGATTGCTTCATCCACCCTGTCTTGTTCGATCAAGTCAGCCAGCAGCGTGAAGTGCTCGCAGATCATTGCATACTGTTTGAACTTTTCCCACGCTGCATTACCGCGGTAATGGTTGATCAGCAGTTTCCGGTTTGTAGTATTCAACCCCAATTCTGTCACTGATTGATCTAATGATGATCGTACCGCAGGTGATAGGTAATCTTGGATATCTTCATAAGTTGACTGATATTTTACAGCAAGCCAGTGATCATATGGCTTATTAGGCATTTTAAATTCCTTCTTCAGTTTTGACCAAGATGCTGCCATAGGTGTTTCTTGGATGAGTTTGTGAAGTGCCGAAAGTTGGATTGCCGCATGCATGCGCCCATGCTTCACGCTTTTGTATCCAGCGGAAACCTGTCCATGCTTCTTTCTCGCCTTTTAGTTGATCGATCAATGCACGAGGTGGTTTCTGCGCGAAAGTGACCCACACCCAAGTACCGATCACTTCAACTTGCGTGTCTGCAGGCAAAGGTAAACTTTTGACAAAAGCGATTACTTCAACCGTGGCGCTGTCTCTTGTGATCATGTTATTTCTCCTGGCAGAATGAAGGTGTGCTGATTGTGATTGTGATTTCTGCGCCTTCGATCAGGTCTGCGTTTCTTTCACAGGTTGCTTGGAATTCAGCGATTGCTTTGAGCATGCGCTTATATTCATTGATGACTGCATTCTTCCGACCTTGCAGTTTCTCGGCTTCTTTGACTTTGCGCATTGCATTGACTTTTGCATCAAAAACTTTCTTGCCGAAGATGCGTGTACCGATGAACTTAGCGGTGCCAGTCATCGGTCGCCAACTATCCCACTTATTGCGTGGCTCGCGAACAGGCCATTCTTGGCACATAAACTCGCGCAGGTCATCAGAAAATTCGATGTAATCACGCCCAAAGACAACGTAGAATTCTTGCTTCTCATCCCAATGAACTGGCTGAAACTTATCTTTCTCGAGCGAAGGATACTGTTCATCCAGCACTACTCTTATTGCAAAAAAGGCGAGCGCTTCATCTTGAGTAAATAATTTGCGGTTCATGTGATTTCTCCTGACTAACTAAAATATGCACGCATGACTGGGCAGATGTTTGCGCACTTGCAGCTCTGCCTATTGATACAATTCTTCATCTGAGAAATTCATATCACATTTACTGCAATACCATTGCCCTATTTCTTCATCCCATTCCAAGTAATGCGTGTGGCAATTTGGACAAACTTGTTTTTCATTCATCTTATTTTCTCCTGTGTGCTTTTGTTGTTATAATAATATCATAATATAAAGTAGTTGTCAAGCCCGAATACTAGATTGGTGATCAGCAATAGTTTGTGCTTTTGTTGGCTCGACTGATATCACAGGCTCTACGACCATCGGCTCCATGCCCGGTTCTACTTCGATCAATAAGATGCCGCCAGCACTTGCTTCGATGATCGTAGGCACACGTCCAAAGCTCTCGATAATTGCACGCATGATATCTTCTGCGCCAGGAACGACTTTGACATAATAGCGATAATTTATCATTTTGCCTACTCCGATTTAATAAAGCACTTGTCAAGCATGAAGTTCAATCAATTTTGATCTTGGTGAAGTTGGTGCCGAACTGTTTATTGATCGCAGCCAGCAAATCTAATTTCTTTTCCTTCAAAAACTTCTTGGTGACTAATCGATGACCAAGGTATTGCCACAACTCGCAGTCAAGAAAATCTTTTTCTCTGACTGCTTGCAAGATAACAGTCTCGCCAGACTTGATCAATCCAAGGTGATACCCTTGTCCAGCATTGGTGATCGCAATTAGACCTCTCATTTTTTTTCCTTTCTGCTTATTCAGCATATCGATATTTGATAGCGTTATCTTTATCTTCTTGATCGGCAGCATCGTAGTGCTCCTGGCATACACTCACAATATAACCAGGACCATAAATGCCTTTGCTGCAGGCAGGACGTGTGCAGCCAATTTTCTCACAGGTGATGTCCAATCTTCCACCGCATACTTCGCAGATGTCAGGCAATGCAAAACTACGATTAGGATAAACTTTTCCACAGGTCAGACAAACTTTTGTTCTCATGATTCTTCTCCGAACTGATCAAGGTATTTTTTGGCTTGCTCATCCAGTACTTGGATGCAGCCAGCCAGCGTTTTTTCATTTGGTGCTGAGAACAAGCGTTGACCGCCGCGCTTGACTGCGCCGAAGAAAGTTTTTTCTACGGCATACTCATTGCAGGTGATGATCAAGGTAATTTGTTCGTACTTGTTCTGTTTCATAAGTTTGGATAAGTTGATCATGTTATTGCTCCTTCTGCACTTTTGCACGTGTGATGACTGTTTGAGAAACGCCATTGAAAACTGAGTGATCTTTGACTGTCGCTTTCAAGGTGACAACTGCGCCTGCATCGAATAAGCGATTGGATGAAAACCACACAACCACATTATTCTCTTGATCATGCATCTTATAAAGATAAGTTATGCCATACACGCCGCTGAACATTCTCTCGCTATCAATAGTGACTACGACCTCAATCTTGTCACCAATCTTGCCAAGGTGCTTGCCATTTTCCGGCTTCGGCGTATTCCGTTCTACGTAGCCATTCAACCACTGAACCATGCTGGCTGCGATGCCGCAATCTTTCAGCGTCAGACCGGATCGATTGGCGACTGTTCTCAAATTCCACTCGTACTCACTAAGGCGTGACTGACTCGCAAGTGCTGATTTTACTTGTTCAATTGTCTTGACTGCTGTAGCAAGTTCTTCTTCAGTGACAAAATTGCGTTCTTTGGATGACTGAATTATCTGATCAAGTGCTCGCTCGCTTGTGGCTAATGATGCATGCCCCATTGATACTGCTTTGCTGATGCTCATCCAACCATGCTCATTGATCATGCGGATGGTATAAGCGATAAATGTCTTGGTATCGATCAAATAATGACTGCTGCCGCCTGCAAAAGAAAATTCTTCCGGATCGCTTTCTTCGGCTTCCCCTATGAACTCGATCAACTGGCTGATTGCTTCAAGATAACCATTCAGGTCAATTCCGCTAAAATCCTTGATGCATGAAGAACCAACCTGCATATACTCATCTTGATCATTGCGCAGGATGTAGGTAACTAATCTGTTTCTTGTCTTGTTGCAATGATCGCAATTAGGCATCGCTGTGCGATAAGTTTCCGGAACTTCGTCTGACGTGATATTCTTCACGACATTCTGCATCTCGCCAGTTTCGCTATAATTGTGATCGAGCGCAGCCACGAACCGCCACCCACGCACCTGTGGGCAAATTCCGTCTAATTCAACGTCAAATTTCTGCACGTTGATACCTGCGATTATTTCAACCTGCACATTGCTGACTTTGACATTGATCAGCGGCTGGCTCAACTTCATAGCACGCTTATTCAGCAATTCGATCATTCTCTCAACTTCATCCAATTGGTACTGCTCTAACCGTTTGATCATTTGATGTCTCCTGATATCATAATAATATCAGAATATTAGATGACTGTCAAGCATCAATTTAGAAAAGCAGGTCGATGATTTCTTTATAAAAGTGTTCCCAGGCTGTGCCGTGCATAACACCACGCACCCTGAAGCCGCCACGTGTCTGCAGGACGTGTGCAAACTCATGCGCCGCAACCAATTTGACTGCATCAGCACCAATCGGCTTCTGGCTGAACTTGCGGCTGACTATCCAATTTGCGCGATAATCTACGAATCCATCTGTGGAAACTTCTTTCAAAAAAGGAATTCCAAAATTGATCGTGTGCTTGCTGCTTGCTGTCTCAAACATATGAGTGGCGCCCATTCTCTGGCTGCTCTGAATATTGACATCAGCATCATAAATTGAAGCGAGCAATTCAATCGTCTCACGTGCAATTTTCAGATACTCGTTCTGTGATCGCATATGCTCTTGGAAATCGGTCTGAACTTTCTTGGCTACGGTTTGCGTAACTTTGCGCTGAAGCTGTCCACGCTTAACTGTGCGAATTGTCTCTCCACAATTCGGGCAATAACCATCCTGATCAACAAATAAGTGCTTGCAAATTGTAGTCATTTGATGTCTCCTGTTTGCTTGTGATGTGATAATAATATCATAATACAAAGTGGTTGTCAAGCATCAAAACTAAGTTATAATGATATTACAGGAGGCAGCAGATGACAGATCAAATTTTGCCAGCGACCAAATATACTCAAGTGACTGAAGAACAGATGACTATGAAAGACCCGCCCAGGTTGGTATGGATACCTGTGCGTGAAGCGGTGAATTTACTTTGGAATGAAAATCCAAAGTTGCATGATCTTGGGGCAATAGGGCAATCTATTGGGAAATATGGTTTTCAAGAGCTTCCACGCTTTGATATAAATCTGATCAATCTATTAGGTGGCAAAGGTGCGATCAAAGCCGGGAATGGACGCATTGAAGCATTAGCACAAATGGAAAAGGCGGGGGAGTCATTGCCACGTGGTTTGGCGCATGATCATGAGGGCAGGTGGGTTATGCCTTTACTGATCGGCACAGATGCAGAAACGCTGGCTCAAGCCGTGGCTTATGCAGTTGATAGTAACAACCTGACTTTGAGCGGCGGCGATTTTACTGCCTTTGATATGAAGCGACTTTGGGACTCTGATGCATATCTAAAAGTACTTACCAGCCTTGGGCAGGATGAAGAATTGCCAGTAACGGTCAGCGGCGATGATCTGGATTTATTTACTCGAGGTTTGCAAATTAAGATACCTGAAGTTGAAGGCGAAGAACGCAAGATGGGCGTTATATATGGTTTCCGCATTGAAGTAGGAAATGGTTTGCTTTTGGAAGATGCTATTAAAGCCACACGAGAATTTCTTGATGATCATCCAGAATGGGAGTGTACAATAGTTGTTAGTTAACATATTAGCCAGTTATGCATATCTGTTAAAATCGCGCAGTGATTACTTGCAGGATACATTGCGCATAGCTAGTCATGCTAATATATTGATCGATAGTGGTGGCTTTACAGATTACTGGAAAGGCATCAAAAGTGCAGCTACTGGAAAGTCAGTTGATAAAATTAAAGTCGATGATTACATTTCTTTTTGCCATGCAGTCAAGAGTCATGTATGGGGTTATATACAGTTAGATAAGCCACGTGACCCTTTAGCCAGTCGTATATTACTCGATCAACAAGTAGCGGCTGGTCTTGCACCGATGCCTATATTTATTCAAGGTATGGATTGGGATGAATTGCCAAGATTGCTTTCGATCAATGATCATGTCTGTATTTCTGCTGGCTGGCAATCAGCCAAAGAGTATAGTTATCAAAGATATCAGATGGCTAATAAGTTATCTAATGGACGAATAAAATCACACGCTTTGGCATGGGGCAAGTATCCTGAGATCATGGGATTGCCTATCAATAGTGCTGACAGTTCAACTTGGATTAATGGCTCACGTTATGGGGTAATAATGATATTTGACAAGCCTAAAGGTTTGCCAATTATCAATAAAACTAAACTGAAGGAATCATTTCATTCTTTACGATCATCTAAGTTCCTTAGTCAGTTACGATCATGGGGCGTTACCGCTGAAGATATGAATGATTCTGCTCAGTGGAGAGGCGGTTCATTTCATCCTTCATTGACACAAGCCAGTCATACTTATGCATTTCTTCAAGTAATGAAGTATATTAAACAAGCTAGCGGCATCAACTATTTTATAGTCATGCCAGGATTATCGAAGTCAACTCACTTTGCGCAGTTTTGTGCAGTTCTTCACTCAATTGATGAATCCGGTCAATTTTCTTATCCCGAGTATAAAAGTCAGATTGAAGGTATGAGGCCAATGAATCCTGATCGGTTTATAGATTATGCTGAAGAAGCATTAGGGAGGTATCAATATATAAAATGATGCAAATTTCTATCCTAATAAAACTTGAAGTCAGCGGTAATCATTTCTGGAAAGAAGCGACTAGTCAAGTAGATTTTTTAAGTAACTTACACCGGCATAAGTTTTTTATTATTGCAGAAAAGTCAGTTGCGCATGCAGACCGAGACATTGAATTTATTTCCTATGCACACAAGATTAAAAAGTGGTTTGAAGACACTTTCAGTATTGATGAGATCGGCTGTATCTATTTTGGTGGATTATCTTGTGAATCAATTGCAATTAAATTGCTAACAGAATTTGATTTAATTTCATGTGAAGTTTGGGAAGATAACGAGTTTGGAGCGAGGGTATCCAGATGAATGATAGAACTGGCTGGTCAGCAGCATTAGGCATTGAAGTAGAAAATACTCGTATGTATGGGAAAAAGACATTATTTGTCTATGACTATCCGATCAATGAAAATCTTGACTTTAAGCATATTTACTTCAATGAAGAATTCTTGCTGCGCTATGGCTTCAATGAAATTTATAGGTGGTATCACAAGCCAGGAATAGAAGTCACAATTTCTGTCTATCCTGATATGCTTGAGCAATTACCAGTTGATCTTTTAGCCAGATGTCATATAGTTTTGACTTTTCGCACAAGTACAATAAAACGGCTGAAAGAAATAGATACAGTCAGAGTCATTATTGGTGAGTTCAATACAATCACTTGGAATATTAATCAAGGGCTAAAAGCTGTTCCTGCGGATTACAGCGGCGACACTTGCGGTGGTATAAAATGATCGTATATTATTTTCCGATTGAGCCAGTGAAAAGTCGCTACACTTATGACTTATGTTTCCGGTGGATGCCTGATACTTTTGAGGCAGAAAATATTGACTATACAATGATAACAGGTGAGCAGGTTGATCAAGAAATTCAGTTCGGCTGTGTCCTTGATGCAACTGCACGTGGTATATATTCTTTATCACAAGTGTCTCAGTTTCTAAAATTGATGCGAGCAGGCAAAATAAAAGATGGTGATGTATTATTCTTTCAAGATTTCTATACGCCCGGGATGGAAGCCATATTTTATGCAGCCAAACTAATGGGGCTATCATTGCGCACTTATTCAATGCTGCATGCTCAATCTGTGGATATTTATGACTTCACTTATCCAATGCGCTCCTGGATGAGATTATTAGAACTCGGCTATGCTGATCAGCATACTGGTATATTTGTTTCTTCATCTTTCCTAAAAGAATTACTGGTAGTCGCAGGTTACAAGTGCCCAATTCATGTAACTTGTTTACCTTATGATTCAAATGATGTCTGGCGCAGGACGCAGCCACAAAAAGAAAAAGAGGATGTAATATATTATGCCAGCCGCCTTGATCAGGAAAAGCAGCCAGAATTTATGCTTGAAGTTGCGGCTAAGTTTTTGGAATTGCATCCTACTTGGTGGTGGATTATCAGTACTTCAGGAGCAAATTTTAGAAGCAATGTTCCTGGTATGATCGATGCATTAGAAAAATTTGCTAAAAGTCATTCTCGTTTTATTATGCTGAGTGGTATTCCCAAAGATGATTATTATAAAAACTTGGCATGTTCTAAAATTAATTTTAGTTCTGCTCTACAAGATTTTGTTTCTTATGTCCTCTTGGAATCAATAACCGCAGGCTGTGATCTTGTTTATCCAGCTTTCCGTTCTTTTTTGGAAGTATTACCAGTTGATCGCTTGTATAAAGCTTTCCAAGTCACTGATGCATTGCGGTTGATTGATGAAGTAATTAAAGAACCAAAGACGCACTATGATCTTGCGCGTCTGGCTGATTATGGTCGCCGCATGCAAGCCAAGATAACTGCAGAAGGTTATGCTGGCGAGTACAATATCTACAAGGAGTTAAGTTTATGAAAATTCCCAATGATTCAAAAGTTCACTTGATCGAGTACACCCCAAAATTTTCTGTTATCTGTTCAATAGGAAAAGCACCATTTCACGGTATGATCAAAATTAAATTTATGCCCGGTGATTGGTTGCTCGAGTTTGAAGCTTTCGAGAAGTTTCTCAAGGATGAAGCCATGCATGAGTACACGGTAGAGTCATTATGCCGCTTTATCTTTGAAAAACTTCTCTTGGTACTTGTCAATCCATCCAGCTTGGTTGTGTCAGTTTGCGCTCAGACAATGGTGCATGCTGATGTAACCGCAACTATCGAATATTATGGGAGTAGAATAAAATGAAAAAGTCAACTATCTTCACAATTGTATTTCTGGTTGGGGCTTATGTTGTCTGTCAAGCTATCGCTGATGTAGGGGCGACTAAGATGATTCAACTATTCAATACTACGCTGCCGGCAGGAAGCCTTGTCTTTGCGCTCACGTTCACTTTGCGTGATTTGCTGCATAAGCGACTCGGTAAAGAATGGGCTCGAGCAGCGATCATCATAGCAGGGCTGTTCAATATCTTCCAAGCATTTTACTTGTGGGCGATGTCATTACTACCTACGCCTGCATTCTTCACGCTTGGCGATGCATGGAAAACCATCTTTGCAATTGTGCCTGCCATTACCATTGGTTCAATCATTGCGGAATTGATCAGTGAACTTGTTGATACTGAAGTCTATCACTTATGGATGACTAAAATTCCCAAGTCACCTCAGTGGGCAAGGGTGCTGATCAGCAACGCTGTATCTTTGCCGCTGGATAGTTTCATCTTCGGTACGCTGGCTTTTGTTGTCTTGCCTCCACTGTTCGGCGCGCAGGTGACACCGTTTAGTGCAGCTATGGGAATCGTAGGCGGTCAGATCATTTGGAAAGCAATTATCACTGTTGTCTCGATGCCGCTGATCTATTTGGTCAAAGACAACAAGAAACTTTTACCCAGTACTCCATGATCATTTAATAACCCCATGGCGATGGCGATGGCATGCCTTCTTATACGACCTATCCTAAACCAGACGATTTTCACCCTGTACCGACCTTCACAGAGGAATGGGGTGCTAAGAGAACTGGCAAGGCGCGCTGTCAGGCATGGTCAAGGCAAGCTGGACGGCAATGCGCCCAAATGGTTCGCCCCGGTCAGAACGTGTGTAAATGGCATGGTGGTAACTCGCCGCGCGGTATTGCATCACCAAAATGGAAAGATGGAAGGCATTCAAAATATATGCCTTCTCGTTTACTTGATCGATATAGAGAAGCGGCGAGTGATGGCGAATTATTAGAACTAAGATCAGAGATTGCTTTACTTGATACTCGTTTATCTGACTTGCTGACTCGAGTTGATCATGGTGAAAGTGGTTCAACTTGGCGCAAAGTCAGGGATGCATACAATGAACTAAGAACTGGCTTCATTACTAAAGACAATGATAAAGTCAATGATGCTTTTACTTCATTGGATGAACTGATCAGGCGAGGCGTCTCGGATTATGCAGGTTGGAATGAGGTTCAGTTAATCATTGAACAGCGCAGGAAACTGGTTGAAACTGAGCGCAGACGGCTCGTAGATATGCAGCAAATGATCTCAACCGAAGAAGCAGTTAATATCTATCAGGCACTTGCATTGGCGGTAAAAGAAAATGTTCCCGACAATAGGACTCTTTCCCGGATACAAGAAACCTTTATCCGACTCACTAATCGAGCAGGTTAGTGACCTATTTTTGCCGGATGAAGAACTGCTGGATTTTGATGCAGTGTTGCCATGGCAAGAATGGCTAGCTTTGATATTTCCAGCCTATGTTAGTGCGCCCTTTGCACAAAGGCACATTGATTTCTGGTCATGGGTAGATTCGATCAGCAAAGGTGTCCGTCCATTGCCTTTTATTGCTATTTGGCCTCGATCAGGTGCAAAGTCAACCAGTGCAGAACTTGCATGCGTGAGAGTCGGTGCGCTACGCAGCCGGAAGTATATTTGGTACTGCTGTTCAGTACAAGATCAAGCAGACAAGCACGTGGAAACTATTGCATCGATGCTTGAATCAAGGGCGATGGAAGCGCATCATCCAGCTCTATCAGAACGCAGGGTAGGCAAGTATGGGCATAGTCGTGGTTGGCGTCGCCAGCGATTGAGAACTCGATCAGGCTTGACTATTGATGCCATCGGTTTGGATGTGGCTACTCGAGGCGCAAAGAGCGAAGAACAGCGCCCGGATATGATCATCTTCGATGATGTAGATAATAAGCATGACAGCCCGAAACTGGTCAAAAAGAAAATTGAGACGATCACTGAATCAATCCTTCCGGCTGGCTCGAGCGACTTGGCTGTGCTATTTGTGCAGAACCTAATCCACAGAAATAGTATTGCAACAAACTTAGCCAGCAAAGAGCGCAAGTTTTTGACTGACTGTATCTTGTCTGGGCCTCATCCTGCAGTCACGCGCCTGACTTACCAGTTGATCGATGGACAATATAAAATCATTGACGGTCAAGCCACCTGGGAAGGTCAAGGGTTGCCTGTTTGCCAAGAACAAATAAATACTTGGGGCATCAGTGCTTTTTTGTGTGAAGCGCAGCATGAGGTCGCTGAAGTGTTGGGCGGGATATATGATCATATTGAGTTTGCTCGCTGCACACGTGAAGAAGTGCCAGATATTGTAGCAGGCTCGGTTTGGGTTGACCCGGCTGTAACTTCTACGGATGGTTCATGCAGTCAAGGTATCCAGGCTGATGGTATTTCACGTGATAAGAAACTTTACCGCTTCTTTTCAATGGAACAAATTATGTCTCCTGAGAAGGCTTTGATGATCGCAATTACCAAAGCACTTGAGTATGGCTTTGAAACTGTGGGCGTTGAAACTGATCAAGGCGGTGATGTGTGGCTTCCGGCTTATCGGGACGTGTGCAGGCAACTGATCAATAATCCTGACTATCCAGGCATCACCCGGGAAACGAGATTACCTTCATTCAAACAGGCTAAAGCGGGTGAAGGGCATGGCAGTAAAGTAGCCAGGACGCAGCGCATGCTTGTGGATTACGAGCATGGTAAAATAGTGCATGTACTTGGAACGCATGACATCCTAGAACGTGCATTGAAAAGGTTTCCAAATGAACCGCTTGACCTTGCTGACGTGGCTTACTGGGGATGGTGGTGGCTCACGCAGAAACGGGGTTGGGTGCAAGGAATGGGAGCATAATCTAGGAGGTGTAATATGGCAGGAAAATCTAAGCAACCGCGATTTGCAACCACGCCAGTCGATAGCGGCGAATTCTATCTTGATGTACTTAAATGGGTGAACCTTGCAAGTGAGCAAGTCCCAAAGTATGAGCCAAACTCACGTGTACTGGATACGTGGCTAAGCGAATTTTGGGGTCTTGAACCTCACCTTGCGGGTGTGATCAACAGCGTTTCTTCTATTGATTCCAATCGTGGCTGGTCGATCACTGGCGGCAGGAATCAAGTTTCACGCTGGTCGAAGATATTGCACAATTGGGAACAAGCCCCCGGTTTTGTTGGCTGGCGTCCGGGCATGACCGCTGCTTCAATCTCATACTATACAACTAATATTGGTTCGATCATCGAGTTAGGGCGAGATGGCGCAGAAGGTCCAGTTCGTGGTTTTTATCATGCTGACCCTACTCGTTGCCAATTGAGTGGGTTACCCAAGACACCTTTATACTACTATCCTATGGGCGGTGGTAAACGGATGGCTTGGAAAACGCCTGAGTATATGCGCATGACTTCAATGCCAAGTATTCAAGAACGCCTGCGTGGATTAGGTTACTGCGCTCTCATGCGCTGCATGACTTTGGCACAGATCATGATCGCAGTATATATGCATGACAAAGAGCAACTTGGCGCGCAAGCCCCACGAGGTTTGTTGCTGCTGCAGGGCATCACGGAAGATCAGTGGGAAACGGCAATGCAGTCACGCAAAGTGAAACTTGAGGGCGAAGGCTATCAATACTTTGCGCCGGTGAGTGTACTGGCATCCGCAGGCATGGAACAAATTGATGCTAAATTGATCGCATTATCTCAACTGCCCAAAGATTTCAATTTGCAAGAATTTACCTCGCTGCTGATGTATGGTTATGCTTTGTGCTTCGGCTATGACCCAAGCGAATTCTATCCCGTTCAGTTTGGCAGTTTGGGGCGTGGCACAGAAGTGCAGACGCAGCATGAAAAAGCAACCAGCAAAGGTGGCATGAATTTTGCGCTTACATTCCAAGAGCAGATACAGCGCCCGGATATTCTTCCGTCAACTTTGCAGTATGAGTTTGATGAGCGAGACGATGAAGGCGAACTTCTAGCAGCTTCTTCTTCAAAGGCTTGGGTTGACGTGTACCGCTCGGCGCGTGAAGCGGGGCTAAATATCGATCTTGAAGGCGGCATATCTCGATCAGAATTCCGAGCGATGCTCGCAGAGCATGACATCATTCCACGAGAATGGACGGTGCAAGCAGAAGAATCGGAAGCGACTGATGAAGACGACAGTGAACTAGAACAACCTACTACGCCAATCATCCCAATTGCTACGGCTGAGCCAGAAACGCCAACCGCTGCACAAGAAGCCATGACCAGGGACAGGTTACTTTCTAAGCCGCATATCTGGAGGGTGATCGATGCCTTCCCGGATGAGCCAATTGTACGCTATCACTATAAGTGCCCCATTGCACGCATGCAAATCTTATATCCAAGGGCTGGTGATCTTTTGATCAGACGAGTGTACCGGGCGGTGCGCGTTGCAACTGAAGATGTGCTTTACGATAAAGGTGGTGTAACCATTACTGAACAAGACGTAGACCGGGCGATCAGTAATGCCAGGAAACGTGTCAGTGATGATTATGCTTCGCTTCTCAATGCGCAGAAGTGGGAAGGTGCGCAGGATGAGAAATAAAGGTAAATATAACGCTCAAAAAGTATTGATCGGCAATATCTTATTTGATAGTCGGGCTGAAGGCAGGAGATATACAGAATTGCTCATGCTGCAGAGCGCAGGTGTGATCAGTGAACTGGAAACCCATCCGACTTATGTGCTTCAGTCAGCTTACCGGAATGAAGAAGGCAAAAAGATACAAGCGATCACTTATACTGCCGACTTCAGTTATATGGAAAACGGTTCTTTGGTAGTTGAAGATGTCAAAGGGTTTAGAACGGCTGTATTTAATTTAAAGGCGAGAATGTTTGGCTATCGATATCCAAAGATAAAATTCCGGATTGTCAATGCATAAGAAATCCGTGACTGGCTTATAGCCAGGAGGCTGGCATGACTACGTACTATTGGGACGAGTTTGTAGGCAGGTTCAGGGATGAGCGTGGTCGCTTTGTATCCAGAGACGTAGTATTAAATTTTGTCAATAAGTCACTCGAGATTTCAAGCAATGCAGTTGACGTTCTGTCTTCACACGTATTTTCTGGCACGATCAGTTCAGTTGACTGGTATTCAGCCATGCAACAAGAAATAAAAGATGAGTACATCAGGCAGTACTTATCCTTTATTGGTGGCAGAAATATGATGACACCATCCGATTGGGGCAAAATTGGTGCAATGCTGCGAGAGCAGTATGGTTATCTAAAAGGCTTCAGGAGTGCTATTGAAACTGAAGAATTGACTGAGAAACAAATTGCTGCACGTGCCAGGATGTATATTAATTCTGCAAGGGAAGCCAGGGAAGAAGCTCGAGCACGATCAGCGGCTAAGGCTGGTTTTGATGAAGTGTACTGGATTACAACGGCAAAAGAAAGCTGTGAAGATTGCATCAAATATACTAAAATGGGATGGGTGATGGTTGCGGATGACCCATACAAAGGGGCTAAGCCAGGGAGCGGTCACACAATCTGCTTGACTGCATGCCAGTGCATTTTGAATTACCGAAACAGCAAGACTGGCGAGGAATATGCATATTAGTAAAGACGGTAAACCAGTGCTTGATCGAGTTGGCGAGTGTGTCAGTATCGACCCTGCCAGCGGTCTTGTGCGTATAGATGGCTTTCCAGTTTTCAAAGTTGTAGTACGCTCAGATGGCATATTTGTGCAGTTTGCGGATAATGATCGCATGCGCAGCAATTACCGCGGAACACGCTTCATTGAAGTACCTTTGGAATGTATAGTTGATAGAATACGTTCTGCATGCACCTAACAAAAAAGCCGCCTTCGCACAGGCGGCTTTTTTGTTGATCATGATCATGTTAGATGAATGGTTGCCACTTGATATCACCATGCTCAACCATTTCTTTGATCAGGTTGCAGGCGGCGACTGCTTTTTCATTGCGTGCATCTGACCATTTGCTTGCCATCTCGATCAGCGCAGCCAGCATCATGTTATAAGCACACCCTTGCAGCGTGCGGTGTGCATCAACTAATTCTTTGCCGACTGTTTCACCAATCTTGGATGCAACGCGACTGCCGTTCAGTACGCTAATCATGACTTGGGCAAACTGCTCAATTGTCAAAGACTGCGCCAGATCACGAGGTGACACATTCTCACAATCTACAATTTGCTTGCCTTGATCGTAGTCGTAGTGCTTGATTGTAATATTATGCTTATTGTTGCTCATGATTTTCTCCTTATTCAGTTTAGAATTTGATTGACTCTGAAGTTGCTATCATACACACACTTTGACTTCGGCAGCGATAATTTGCCGCTTTGATCAATAACCACAATCTGTGAAGTGCGATTTTTATACCAAATCTGGAACATAGTGCTGGTTAATTGCATGATTGAAATTATTACATTCTGGCTGCGTTCTTCTTGATTTCTGACAAGTTGCCCCAATCTGTCTTTCTGATAAGTTGACATAGGCTTGATCATGATCATCTCCTTTTATTTATTGCGGCTTTGCTGCTAAGTTAATGTCAACAGCGATCTTTGCTTCATTGAGCGTAGGATAAGTTGTTAACCATCTGTCTGCGTTATTTAATATTAGTGCGCTGATGTCGTCTGCGGTGACCGACCATGTGCCATAATCCAGATCGCCAGGATAAACTTCTGCGCTCTCGTTGCGCAACTCAATTAGATGCTTCCGATATTTCCATAATCCTGCACGTATTTTCTTGGCGTTGCATTGCGGTTTCATGATCGTCTCCTTTTTAATAATCCAACCAATTCGGTAACTTCATGAATTCTGCCATCCACCAATCGATCATTGAATCATTCTGATCGTAAGCCATCCCAACCAATGTGCGAAGTGTGTTTCCAACGTGAACGCTCATTTTTACTTTGCCGCGTTCAACGTCAAGGAAAAGGTTGTTTAGTTCAATGTAGCACATATCCTGAAAGGTGACTTTCTCGACCTTCGCCTGCTGAAGTTTAAGTTCTGCTTCGCCTGCCTTGAAATCTACAATTGCCTTTTTGATGGATTTGATTAGGTTCATTTCTGTCTCCTGTGCGCTCGTGATGTCATAATAATATCAGAATATATTGGTTGTGTCAAGCCCCAAATTACTTGACTTTCATAACTGCATATGCTATGATATTACTAACCTAAATTATTTTATGAGGCCGTTAGCCGATGAGCAAAGAGCCGCCCTGTGATCAGGGCGGCTCGATTTAATAACAGGAGGATGCCCATGCCTTATACAGACGAGAATGATGCATCATTGCCCGAAAGTGTCCAAAAGTTATCCGATAAAGATAGGCGGCAGTGGGTTGCCGTGTTTAATTCTGCTTTTGAGAAATGCACGTCAGAAGGCGGGGCTGACTGCGAGGCGTCTGCTTTTGCGCAAGCAAATGGCGTAGTGTTGCAAAGCCGCTTTATTCTCGATCTCAGTTCTCTGCCGATCAGCGAACCGCCCAAGAAAGAAGTAAAGCCATTGGGTGACTATTTGTTTGAGCCAATCTGGCAAGCCGTTCAAGCAACCGACCCGCAAGCCTGGATTAATGACTTGTATGCAGACGAAAAGATTGGTCAGATATTTGCGCTCATTTCATCTCAAGGAAAACTGTACCGCGCTAATGTGACCTTGGCAGAGTCGGGCGTATTAGTTAGTGAGTGGGTTGAAGTACAGTTGGATTTTCCAGCAGTTCGGCAGTTGCGCAGTCAGACCCGCATTATTCGCCAGGAAGATGACTCATATCGCTGGTTCTCGATTTCCGGCACTGCTGCGCTGAATAAGGCGGGTGACATCGATAGCACAAAATTATTCCGCTCATTCATTGATCAAGTTACACGCACAGGCGAGTATCCCATGCGTCAATTTATGCACATGGGCGACCAGTGGTGTGTGGGGCAATGTGACTGGCTGGCTGTGGATGGCTATTTGCTTCTGAGTTCAGGTGTCTATAATGACACTGAACTTGCTGCGCTGCTTGTGCAATCTCATCTTGATGAACCAGATTACTGGGGTGAATCAATTGGCTTTTTGCCGACTGCCCCGCCTGAGATTTTAGGCGCTGATCAAGGGCTAAGCGTGCCTGTCTATAATGAAGGCATGATATATGAAATGTCTGACGTTCCAGAGCAGTACGCCGCTGCTTGGTTCACGTCAACCATACTTACCAAGGAGGTTACCAGAATGTTACAGAAACGAGAAATGGAAGCATTGATCAAGTTATTCAGTGGTGACGAAGACGCGGCGAAGGAGTGGCTTGCCAATAACGCTGACAAAGCAAACCGCATGATTGCGGAAAATGGCATGATTACTCGCCTGGATGATCAGCCGCCACCTGCCCCGCCTGCAGTCATCCAAGAAACACCGCCTGCAGCGCAACCGCCTACCATCGAGTTTGATGAATCTGCCCTGGATGCAATTGCAGAACGGCTTGCACGTCAAGTCAATCTCGATGAAGCCTTAGCGCCGATCATGGAACAGTTGAGCGCGCTCGAAGGGCGCATTACTGCGCTCGAGGAAGGCAAAAAGCCTGAAGGCGAGCCAGAAGGTGCAGCCCCGCCTGAAGAAATGCAAGAAGAAATTGAACAGATCAAACAGCAGATGGCGCAGTTGATCGATGCAGAAAAAAAGCGTTCTCGCCAATGGTATGATGATTTGCCTGTGGTTTCTTCGCTGCGTGTCACTCACCGGGCGCGGCAAGAACAAGTTGATGATCAGCCGCAAGAACCCGATGGTCAAGAAATTGCTGCGGATGTCTTATCACGCATCCCGGTAAAATACTAAGTGTAGCGATGCTGCACAAATTTGCCTAATTCTAAAGGAGGCTCAAGAATGAATATCTCGACTGATGATTTAATCGCTGCACTTCAGAGCGCAGCAAAACCGACCATGCGCCAGCGTGCCATGACTTTAAGCACTACCGCTACGCCGTTTGGTTGTTGCAACTTCTTTGACCGCTGTGGTGATGGCGACCTGCTCTCATTGCATATGGCTGGGCAGTTGCCTTTGCTGGATTGGCTCGGCTTCAATGTGGGCAATGAATGTTACCGTTCTATCGAGTTCATTACCTTTGTCCGTCCAGCTTACTACCAAGGCTCTCCCACAGCCGGTTACCTGTCTGACCCCTGCGCTGACCCCAATGGTGTGGAATGGGGTTCTTGCAAGTTGACGGTTGAGGACTTTGGGCGCATTGGTCGATTGGGTCCAACTCGTGACATTATGAAGCCCAAGAAGTACTGCGTGACCGACCCCCTTTGGCGGCTCGATGGCACAAAAGTCATGGATGAGCGCGAATGGGATATGAAGTTCGTTGCTGATCAGATCATTAATGATGTGAACCAGATGGTCGTCACAGGCAACTCAGCCACGCCCGGGCAGTTCGATGGCTTAGAGCGGTGGGTGCGGACTGGCTATGACTGCTCTATTCTGGACAGTGTCGTGGTTGATTGGAATGGCAATCCAATGTCTGGCGGTGCTGGCATCACCTGGAACGGCAACCCGGTCGCTGCGACTTACAACTTCATTGACGTTCTGCTCGCTGCCTATCGGCGCATCAAACAGCGCATTTCCTGGGCTCCTCGCCTGCGCACTCAAAATATCTCAACTGGCGATATGATCATCGTTATGCCAGTCTCCATGACCAACTGCTTGCTGGATTTCTACACCTGCTGGTCAGTTTGTGATGGCTCGCAGTACAACGAAGTTGCTTTGCAGTCCTACGAAGCACGCAAGTTCCGGGATGGGTTGATCGGTGGCATGTTTGGCTTCGGTCAGATCATTTTGGATGGTCAGATTATCCCAATCTTGGGCTACGACTTTGGTCTGATCAATGGCCCAACTACTGGCGATATCTACTTCCTGACATCAGCAGTTGGCAACTTCCGTATCTGGGAAGGCGAGCATATCAGCGCCGATGTAGCTGCAAGCGAAACACCTGAAGGCGGTTACTTCAGCACCGATGGTGGGCGCGTCCTGTGGCGCATTGATACAGAAAACGAGTGTCGCCAGATGAAAGGCTGGATTCACCCTCGCCTGTTCTGCAAAGCACCGTTTACTCAGATTCGCTTCCAAGACGTGCAGTGCATTACTCCTGGTGGCTTCATGAGCGCTGACCCAACCGAGACCAGTTTCTACCCGCTGACCTCGTTTGCTCCGGCTGTCTGTCCATAACAACCATAGTCAAAATTTTATTGCGGTGCGGGGTGGGGGTAGTGATCATGGGATAACTACCCCCACCACCAGGGAGCGAGCAATGGATTTGACTATCATCATACCTTTCTACAATGGGCATCAGGAAACTGATCGATTACTTGCTACAATCCCCGACCGGTTTCATGTGATCATTGTAGACGACTGCTCTGATGAACCTTACCAACTGAATACTGATCGTACAAATATAGAAGTTATGCAGTTGAAGAAAAAAGGTTACTTCACTGGCGCGGTCAATGCAGGCATCCGGGCTTGTGTAGATGATGTGCTTATTCTCAACCAGGATACTCATTTCACAGGCTTGACTTGGTACGAGTGTCTTCAAAAGAATAGAGGCGCATTGATCGGTGAGCGGATTGGAGGTGATCATCCCGCTTTTCCGAATGGTTATATTCATGGCACTTTCATGTATATACCTCGCTCTACGATCAACCAAGTTGGGCTGCTCAATGAAGTGGATTATCCTTTGTGGGGCAGCACATGTGAGTACCAGCTACGTGTGCATAGGGAAAACTTGCCAGTCCAGATGCTTGATACTGTGCCTGACTTTGTGCATGCGAGACGAGGCAATTTTGGTAAAGGCATCCGCAAACTGCTGCGGCGTGAACCTCAAAACCAAGCACTACTGATCAGGACACCGCCTATGGTTTCGGTAGTCGTCAGTTGTTACAACTATGGACGCTACTTACCTGACTGCGTGAACAGTTTCATAGGCGGTTACACTTGTATGGGACAATTGCCGCAGCAGTCCTTTGCCTCGTTTGAATTGATCATAGTAGATGATGCTTCAATTGATCAAACACCTGACTGGTGTGCTAAGGTTGCAGATGCATCAAAAGGTGTCCGGTATATCAGGCGATCAAAGCGAGGCGGCACAGCCATTGCTAATAATACGGGCATAGCCGCTGCCCACGGAAAGTACATTGCGGTCATGTGTGCTGATGATATGCGCAAACCGGGGTCTTTGGAAAAGTTGTACCGGGCGCAGTTGGCTAATCCGCATAGCTTTATCTATGATGGCATCATGCCTTTTTCTGAAGGCGTGGAACGACCTGATTTAGACATCCGTGTGAGTGCATATAACTTCGAAGCGCTGTTATATAGAAATCATGTGCATTCTGCGATCATGTTTCCCAAAGCCGCTTGGGAAGAAATAGGCGGTTATCCTGAAGCGTTCGGGGATGGGCGTGAAGATTGGGCAATCAATATAGCCCTGGGTATCAAAGGTTGGTGCGGTGTATATTTGCCGGAAAAAGGCATGTGGTATCGCCGTGAAGGGCAAGGCAGAACGATGATCAATACTTCACCGATCCATCATGCAAAATTTCTGGCTAAACTTCAAGCCACTTTTCCCGACATTTATGGAGGTAATAGACCAATGGCATGCTGTGGAAGTAAATCGCCAACAGTTGTTAAAGCAGTGCGCAAAACTGCGCCTATTCTTGCGAGTACAGATAATGCTGTGATCGTGGAATATATCGGTTCAAACTATGGAACTCAATCTTACTACGGTATTGCGACAGGTGCGCGTTACCGTGCAGGCTTGACCAGGAACTTTGTGCCCGTTGATCAGCACGATCTATCAGGTACACAAACCAAGCCAGGATTGCTGGATTTGCGTGAAGGCGGCAAACCAGTATTCAAACTTTACAAACCGCCTGCCCCAACTGTGATCAAAGAAGAAGTTGCTCAAACTCAACCTGAGCCTACGCAACCAGAAAGTTATCTGCCCATCGATCAGATGTCTTTGAAGCAGATCAAAATGATGGAACGAGAAACCTTTGACCCTGATGCTTTGCTGAAACTTGAGCGAGAAGGAAGAAACCGGAAAACGGTTATCGATTACCTGAGTCAGTTATGACAGAACATCTGATCATCATAGTATTGTCAATTTTCGCCAATTATCGCCTGAGCCGTCTGATCTCAATCGATGAGATTACTAAACCTGTGCGCTCATTGATCGGGCGCAAAGTGACTGCAGATAAGCATAATTTCTGGTGGTGGTTGGCTGAACTGATCAACTGTCCACACTGCGTGGGTGTTTGGATTGCGGCTGTTCTAGCATGGTTCATTGCATATAGCATTACCGAGTTTGTTTTGCTATGGCTTGCAATTGCCGGCGCACAATCATTTCTACAAAGTTTAGTTGGAGGGAGCGATGAGTGAAACTTTACAAGAATTACTTCTGAGAAAGCAATTAGCGGAATATCTCATCAGTGTTCTACAAACTGTGTCAGATGAAGATGAGCGAAAACCATCTGCGCTAGAGCACTACCGGAATCAATTGACTACAATTGAGCAGCGAATTGTGGAATTCCATGCGCAAGAGCTAAGCGAAACTGATCAATCTGAAGGAAAACCCAAGGATATTGTCATTGGGCTAAAGACAGCGAAACTATTCGCACAACCTGGAAAGGTAGGTGAATGAAATGGCAGAAGGTGATGCAATTGTATTAAACAACTTCAAGGAGCAGTTATTGCTCAAAACCATTGACTGCAACAGCGATACTTTCAAGATTGCGTTATATTCGGTTGCCCTGGCAAGCCCGGATGGCGCAGATGTAGCTTATTCTGCGACCAATGAAATTGTAGCATCCGGTTACACCGCTGGTGGTGAAAGTATCGGAACACCGGTAGTCTCTCAGGATGATACGAACAACTGGGCAAAATGGGATGACGACGGAACCGATGTGCTTTGGACATCATTGGCTACAGCTACCATCGTAGAAGCCCGGTTGTATGATGACACAACCGCAACCAAATGGGTGCTCATATTGTGGGAGATTGCGACCAACAGCAACGGCGGTAACTATACGCTATCCTTCCACGCCAATGGCATCATGACTTTATCATAGAGGCTATCATGACAACTCAACCTGAAGCAGAATTGAAGGAATGGCCGCGTGGCTCTGGCTATTGGGCATACAATGAACCTGTGCTGAAACTGCTCGTTGCCGCAACCACTGAAGATATCAAAAGCAATGCCGGAACAAAGGGTTTTGATATTGGCGACTTGGGTAGCCCAAACTCGCCTACAAAGATTGTGATTGATACCAATGAGCATGCCGATGGCGATTACCGGATTTACCTTGTCCCGGCTTTGTATCCTAATAGCTGGCATCCGACCTGGACAAAGCGATTGGCTGCACGTGGCATCACTGACCCGAAGAAACAAGAGTACTGGATAAATGGCTCGCACTTGAAAGAAATCATGAGCGACCTGACCGGGATTATTGTGATGACCACCACGCTCGATCTGTCAACTATGATCGCCTCAACCAAGGTGGAGTATAAGTAAGTGACTCAAACTAAGTATCCGGATGGCGATGTTTCGCTGACAAACTGGACTGGTACTTATACAGACATTAATGATGACAGCGATACTGACTATATCATTGGATCAAATAGTGCCAATGGTACAGCCATCTTTACTTTGGAAGACCCGGTTGAACCTGCGACCAAAACTTGCACCATCAGATTTAGAGCGCGTAAAAGTGCAGCGACTGGACATGATAGGCAAGTCAGTGTGCAGATTTATGAAGGCACAACTGCTCGTGGTTCTGCCATTGGTTCAGGAAGTCTGACGGAAACTTGGACAGCATATAACGGTTCGACTGATCTCAGCGCAGTAACCGACTGGACTGCGCTGAGAGCAGTTGTTGTTTCATCCGGCACAGTTGGCGTACCATCGGCAAGCAGGCGGTATGTTTGGGTAAGTTCTGTAAAATTAGAACTACCTGATGGATCAATTACCATTAATCTTGATGCCGCAGTTGTGACTGCTGGTGGGCTTGCTTTGGATGTGATGCCGGGTGCGCGTACAATTGCGCTCGATGCGGCTTCTTTGCTGGCTAACGGTTTAGCAATCAGCATCAGCGCACCAGCGGCAGGCGTAACTGTCAACCTGAACGCTGCAAGCATCACGGCTAATGGGCTTGCCCTGGATGTCGTACCAGGGGCAGTGTCAATCCTTTTGGATAATGCGATCATCACAGCAAACGGTCAGCCGCTTGACATTGTTCCAGGCACAGCCACCATTTTGCTTGATACTGCTCTGCTTGCGGCAAATGGTAACTTGTTGGATGTGATACCCGGGGCGCGCTCAATCTTGCTCAATGCAGCAACGCTGACCGCCAATGGATTGGCTGTTACAATCTCGCTCGGCGGCGCGCCTATCACGATCAATCTGGACACAGCTTTGCTCAATGCGCAAGGGCAGCAACTTGACGTTGTTCCGGGTGCAGTGTCCATTGCGCTCGATGCGGCTTCACTCAATGCGATAGGTCAATTGCTCGATGTAGTTCCAGGCATGGTTGCGATCATGCTGGATGCCGCTGCGCTCAATGCATTAGGGCAGGTGTTTGACGTTGTTCCGGGTGCGGTTTCAATTTTACTGGATGCGGCTAATATCGTAAGTGCTGGACGAGTTATCACGATCAGCGCACCGCCAGCAGGCGCAATAACTATCTATCTTGATGCAGCAGGGCTGGTTGCGGCTGGGCAATTACTGGATGTCGTTCCAGGTGGCGTTTCTATTTCTTTAGATACCGCTGATGTCAATGCAGATGGTCAATTACTAGATGTTGTTCCAGGTGGCGTATCAATTCCTTTGGATGCGGCTGATATGCAAGCCGATGGGCAATTATTGGATGTCGTTCCGGGCAGTGTCTTTGTGCCTTTGGATGCGGCTGATATGCAAGCCGATGGGCAACTTTTGGATGTCATTCCGGGCGCAGTCACAGTACCGCTTGATCAAGCGAACGTAACCATTTCTGGTTTGCAAGCAGATATAGTTCCTGGCTCAGTCACAGTATCGCTTGATCTTGCGACTCTAATCGCAGGCGGTTTATCTTTCAATGTGGTGCCGGGTGGTGTGATCATCCAACTGGAGGCAGGCAATCTTTTCTCAACTGGTCAAGTCATCACAATCAGTGCGCCTGCCCCTGGTTCAATACAGATCAATTTAAGCAATGCTTCAGTTATGGCAACAGGTTGGCAATTTGACGTTATTCCTGGTGCTGCGACTGTCAATCTTGATGCTGCATTGATCAATGCAGCAGGGCTTTTGCTTGATGTGTTGCCCGGAGCAGTTGTGATCAATCTCAACACTGCGAATCTTTTGGCTGAAGGGCAGAACCTTACAGTTTACAGTGCAGTGATCATTGCATTAGCAACGGCGATGATAACTGCTGAAGGGAGAGCGGTCAGTATTATTCCGGGCGGTGTTACAATCGATCTTGACACAGCCACGATTACCGCCAATGGATTGAAGATAACTATTCCAAGCGGTTTAGATGTGATCGGTATCTTTGCTGAAGTTTTTGGACCTTTATTCAGGAATACTTTTTGAGGGCTTATGACTACGGCTATATTGCTTCAAAGTGATGTCTTGATCGATGTAGATATCTCATCGCCAACCGCAATTGCGAGTTATACCGCAGATGCGAACCGGATGCTGATGATACAACTTTTCCTTAATCAGGTTGTGGGCGGCGGTATCTACACTTTTTATGCAATGATGCAGTTGGGTGGCATTGGCGCAAATTATACAGTCTTGCCCAAGACGAGCGCGCAAGCGGCTGCAGGCGAGACTGCGGTTGCGGCTCAATCGATCATTCTCAGCGTCCGTACTGGCGATATAGTCACCATCTATGTGCAAGGGCAACCGGGCGATATATTCACGCCTGATACTATTGTCCGCTGGTTTGAACTGAGCGAAGCATTGAACGCGGGCGCAATTGACTTTACTTACACGCTAACAGATGATGTCACTTTGCTGCCCATTGAAGGTGCAGAAGTCTGGTTTTCGACTGACCTTGCTGGCTTGAATATTGTCTGGAAAGGCGACACTGATGCCTTTGGCGTTGCACGTGACACACAAGGCGAGTTGCCTTTCTTGGATACTGGCACGTATTATGTCTGGCGGCAGCGAGCAGGATACACTTTCGTTAATCCTGATGTGGAGGCAGTTTCACCATGAGTCCTACATCTGGCAGCGGAACAGGAACACCCATTACCACGCCAACAGTTATTAGCGGTGCAGGCAGCGGCGGCAGCACGATCATTGTAGCGGAATATGCTTCATTGATCAGTGAGTGTTCTGCAGTCAAGCTGGCTCGATATGCACACTTGGTTGGTTATGATGAGAACCCATTTTGGGGCATCGCTCATAACCTAAGCGATAACCAGTGCCGCTATATCTGGTCGCTGGCAGATCGTATGATGGTGGCTAAATATTTGTGCGAAGCGCAGAAAGAGATTGAAGCCGAGTTAGGTTACTTGATCGGTTACCAGTGGACGATTGAAGAAAAGCGTCCGTACCGCTGTCCGACCTTTGCGAATTATGGTCATGTGATTGCACTTGGAATTGAAACTCATAGCGCAATCTTGACCAGCGCAGCAGTCAATCATGCGACTGACCCAGCAGTGATTGGCCCAATTGCTACGTCTGTAACTGACATCTCTGAAATTGCAGTGTTTCATCCAGGCACAGAAATAGAAATCATTCCAAGCAGTGTGATCATATCAGGCGGTATGCTCACAATTGAGATACCACGTTGCCGCATGATCAAAGTTGACTACATTAATAATCTTGATGTAGGGTTAGATTATGCAGACGTTGCCACGTGGGGTGAGACAACTGTGGATGTTGTAAGACGCTACAATGATCAAACAACTCAGGTTATTTTATCTAATAATCATTCATGCAGCGCAGTTTGCTCAGCGACTGGTTGCAGTGCATATACTCAGACAGCTTGCGGTTATGTCAAATATCCAGGCATTGGTGCGATTGAAGTTTTCCCGGCTGACTATATTGATGGTGCTTGGATAAGGCGATCATGCCGCTGTTCTGACTATGAAGAAATGCAGTTGAATTATCTATCTGGTGTGCCTATCACACACCAGTTAGAAGATATGATCGTACGTTTAGCGCATGCTAAAATGCCCAAAGAGCCGTGTGGTTGTGACCCGCTGAGAAACCTGTGGGAACGTGATTCCAAGATACCAGATACAATCACTCGAGAACGCATTAACTGTACTTTTGGTACAAGTGATGGTGCATGGACAGCTTGGCGATGGGCGCAGTCATTGAAACTGCGCAGGGGAGGGATTGTAGCATGAGCCCCTCAGTCATTTTGACCAAAGCCATCACGCCGAATAAACTGAATGATAAAGCCATGAATGCTATCTTTACGGCTTATCTGGAACAGGTTGCTTCAGAGATATTATTTTCATATGAAGCAACTACGTGGAGTTGGAAGCGTAAAGTCAAGTTTGTGAAAGAAATCAGTGTCGGCCCTAATTCTGTGGATGTGCTTGTGGGTACGGATGATCAAATCTATGGCTATGTAGATGAAGGTACAAAAAAGCATGCAATAGTACCTAAAAAGGCTAAGATGCTCGCCTTCAAAACTGGCGGTGCGCCAAAAACCATGCCGGGTATAATGGTTGCAACCAAAGGTGCGCAGGGTGTGAATCAAGTATTTGCCAAGAAAGTTATGCATCCCGGCACAAAAGCACGTAAGTTCAGTAAGACAATTCAGAAAGAATGGAACGTCAAGTTCAAGCGCCGGATGGAAAAAGCTGTCAAAGAAGCGACAAAGGCTTCCGGTCATAAAGTATAGGAGGTAAGCAATGAGCGATGAACCTGAAGAAAAAGTAATGATCGATCAAGAAATACCGGTAACGGTAATTGCTCACGACAAAGGCACTTCTTTGGTGCAGTTTGTTGAAGGTAATTCTGTTCGGCGTGTCACACTAAAAAGTAAACGGATTGTGGATGGCTTTGCGCTCAAAAGTGTCTTGGAAACTGAAGGTATCCAGTTTGGAATTGATTGGAATGAGTTTGCATATACTTTGAATTTCCAATTTGACCCTGAAACTTTGGATGATGCAATGCATACCCACAGTCTTTGGACAGCCGAAGATATCCGTAGCAACCCTGGGCAAGTGTTTGCAGCAGTACAGACGCTTTTCGCCCCGCTGATCACTTCAATCATGCAGTTCATTAGAGACAAATAAGGAGGCACAGAAATGACCGTTCTAACTCAGAAAGATGCAGCAGTATTTATCCAATTCCGCTTGGGCGACAAAAGTTACTACCTTGGCGACTGTGTGGATTTGGACACCATTCCCAATCCTCGGCTTGGCGGCATTGAATATATTTACTGCTGGCGCAGCCGCCGTGATGGCTTCAGAACTGTTGGTAAGAAGTATTCACCGCCTGATGCCATCGAGGTAACTTTGGGCAAAATGCTCGAAGAAACGCAAGGTTGGCTTGATCAAGTTACTTGCCCGTTTACCTTGTATGCATTGAAGCGCAACTGCGGTGAGGCTGGCGTCTTCAAGAATTGGGTACGTGGCTCGATTGTTTACAATGCTGAGATTACTGGGGATGAGATTGGCTCGTTTGGTCACCATGTAGACGACAATGAATCAACTCAGGATTTCACCATTGTAGCCGCCCCGCCTCGTGTGGATGTCTGGAAACTGACCGCTTCACGCATTAGCCTTACTCAGATTCAGCCTGCCAACTGTGTTGCTGTCGCTGGCAATATCTTTTGCGATGACGCTTGCGGCGAGTACACCACGCCTTGTGATGTGATCGTAGCGGGTACAGATGCGGGCGCTGGTACGGCTGATGTGCTGCGCAGTTTGGATGCTGGCACTTCTTTTGCCGCCCTGGCGTCTGACCCGTTCGCTGCTGCGCTTAACATCTTTGGCATTGCTATATTTGAGATTTCCAAGGGCGTGAACCGTATCCTAGTGGCTCGAGGTACTTTAGCGGCTACAGCGATGTCCGTGGCTTTCTCAGACGATGGTGGAGCGACTTGGACTTTATCGACTGTTGGCGCAACTTTGACCGAAGCGGCAACAGGCCCAAAGTCGCTCTTTGCTCTTGACAGTGAGCATATCTGGCTTGGTACTGATCAGGGCAATGTGTTCTTCTCGGCTGATGGTGGCGCGTCTTGGACGAACCAAAATGCTTTGGGCGCAACTGGCGGCTCGGATGTCAATGCGATCTCATTCTGTGATGAGAACTACGGCTTTGCAGTTTGCGATGGCGATGACATTATTAAAACTGTGGATGGCGGCGATCACTGGACGGCTGCGACTGCGACTGGTTCAGGCGATGACTTGCTCAGTGTTGTTTGTTTCAGCCAAAACCGTGTTCTGGTCGGAACCAATAGCGCAGGTGCAGCAACTTCGCTCTATATGTCCTATGATGGCGGCGCAACCTGGGAAGCTCGCAGTTACACAGGCTCGCTGACCGAACTCACGGTGGACATGGATTTCATTAACCAAGGCGTAGGCATGCTGATCAGTAACACAGCGGGACCTGTTGGCTCGCTTCACATGACCATTGACGGTGGTTATACCTGGGAAGAAATTGTCGTCCCAACCAACTCAGGTTTTAATGCTATTGTGATGTGCAATCCAAAAACTGCCTATGTGGTCGGTGAACTGAACACCACAACCTTTATCATGAAGGTTGGTGTCTAACCTGGGAGATTAGATAATTGGTCAGGGCAAGTTAGCAGTAAGGCGTCGCTCCCCGCCTTTTCCACGACTGCTAGCTTGCCCTGACCAGGGAGCGCATTGAACCATGAAAAGAGATGGTAAGTTTGTCTATGTGTGTGAAGACGGAACGGAAGTGCCGATCAAACCTATTTCTGTCTTTGAAGTTGCAGAAGTAGAGGAAGGCATCAAAAAGCATTACCGTGATGTCTTAGGCGAACCTGTTGACCCGCCGACTTATGAAGTGAAAGTTGTAGGCGGCGGTAGTATCACATGCGAGTTGACTGCAGAAATCTTGATTGTGGAAGATGATGAAGTTGAGACAGCACGCAGGCAACTGGCATGGGGATTGCATCAAAAAGCAATTGCCAAGATGGATATTGAACTAAATCAAATCCGTACCGCTATTGTCTGCGAAGGCATAGACGTGCCTTTGCCCGAAGATGATGCATGGGTAAAGAAATTGAGAAGGCGGTATATCGAAGTGCCGGATGATCTTGATGACCGCGCAGTAGTTTACAAGATGACTCAAGTAATTAAGACACCGGTTGATCTTGCAGGTATCCAGGCTGAGATTTTCCGTGTGAGCACATCTGGCGCAATTAAGGAGGAACAAGTAGAAGCAGCGAAGGCGTTGTTTCGCAGTCAACTACAAGAGCAGCTCGACCAGCAATCCGAAGCCACTGGCGCAGGTAGTTGAAGAAACGCCAGAACTAAAAGGACACTGGGTACATAGTCAAGTTTTGAGTGCTATTGATCTCGCATGGGAATGGAAAGTGCTGCCATCTGCTTTGAATCTTTGCCGCCTTGATGAAGATATACCTGTGATGCTTGCATACCTTGATACCAAGCGTACCATGGCGGCTTATGATGATCATCTTCAGGCTGAAGAAATGAACCGAGCCACAAAGAAAAAGGGCAAGAAAAAGTAATGGGCGCACAACAGATCGGTCTTGCAGCAATTTGGAATAATGCGAACTTTCAGCAAGGACAAGCCGCTTATATGCAGGGCTTGCTTGCCGCGACTAATGCTACAACCAAAACCAGCACATCGATAGGTCAGACGACTTCAACCATGAATCCTTTTAGCACCGTGATCGCTTCAGTAGCTGGTGCGTTAGGAATTACTACTCAACAACTTGGTGCGATGACTGCAGGTTTAGGTATTGCTGCTATTGCAGTAAAAGCGTTGAATACTGTCTTTAATGCAGTCAAAGGGGCGGTGAGCGGATTTATTGACTTTATGGTTAAAGGCTCTGACTCTGCGCTCATGGTGGCATCACGTGTGCAGCAGTTAAATTATATTGCGCAGACACTTGGTCAGCGCATGGGGTATAGTGGCGAGCAAATTAATGGCTTTGTATCAGAAATTAGTGATGCCGGTATTAGCCTGGGCGTAGCGAACCAACTGGTTGCGCAGTTTGCACGTTATAACATAGACATGGCAAAAAGCGTTGACTTAGCCCGGGTTGCGCAGGATGCAGCCACGCTGGCTAATGAAGGTTCGTCTGACGCTTTGGAAGGATTGCTGCACGGTATCACCACTGGCAATGTGCGTGTTCTGCGTACTCATGGCATCATGATCGCCAGCGTGGAAGATGCATACAAAGCCTATGCTGATCAGATCGGTGTCAATGTAGACGCGCTGAATAATGAGCAGCGTGTCATGGCTTTGACTAATGCTGTGATCGAAGAAGGTGGGCGCATATCAGGCGCATATGCCGCCTCTATGATGACCGCAGGTAAGCAGCTTGGTACGCTGAATTCTCGTATTTTGCCAGATTTCAAAGCGGCTATGGGTGCGCCTCTTCAGCAAGCCTTTTTCAATGTGGTTCTTTCGATCAATAAAGTAATTGGTGGCGTGACTAAACTGATCACCGAAGGCGGTGCACTTTATCCTGTCATGATCAAAATAGGTGCTATTGCATCATTGATCACTGAACCGCTGGCTAGTTTGGCTACATGGTTTGAGAAGTCAGTAGATGCGGCTAATGCATCAGCAACGGCAATCGGTGAAGGTGCCGACGCTACATCTGATTCTTTAGGCGGAATGGGCGAAGCGGCTGAAGATGCTGGCGAAAGTTTCATGACTAAACTGGTTGACAAAATATCCGAGACTGTCAATAAGATGTTTGATTGGGGCATCAAAATTGTGACTGAGTTGGCGCGTGGTCTTATCCAAGGGGCTTCGACTGCGATCATTCAAGCAATCAATTTTATCAGCAGGTTATTGACTAGTTGGTTTATGCCGGGATCACCGCCTCGTGTTGCGCCGGACATTGATCAATGGGGCGCGGATACCATGCATGAATATCTGGCTGGTTTTACTGAGACAGATTTTAATGTATTGCGTGCTATTCAAGCACCATTGAAAAGTGTACTCACTACTATGGGTGGCTTGGGTGCAATTGCTGAAGAAGAAATTGGTACTATATGGGCTGACTTGTCAGGGCGCATAATTCAGTCAATGAGTAAGACAGGTACAGTCACCGCAGATATTTTAGCTGATATTACAGCGATTAGCGGTGAGTTTGGTGATGAGATCATTGACTTGATTCAAAAGCAATCTGCCCTGGCTGATGCAACCAAGAAAGTTGAAGACTCTGAGCGTGCTTTGGAAGTTGCACGTAAACGGCAAACAGCAGCCGGTCAAAAAGCGAATAAAGCCGTACTCGAATACAATCAGATGCTTCGATCAGGCGCAAGTGCTGAAGCATTGGCTAACAAAATGGCTGAAGTCAATGCCGCGCAAGAAGAACAACAGATTGCCAATGCGGATATGGTTACCGCAGAAGAACGGTTAGATGCGAGCGAAGAAACTTTAGCAGTTATGCGTGAGCAAGCCGCATTGACTGAAGAAATGCTGCAAACCATGCTCGAGTTGACTAATGCCCAAATTGAAAGTGCCAAGGCGGCTGAAGCAGCGGCTGAAGCAGGAGGAGCAGGAGGCGGTGAATTAGAAACGCCTCCAACACCAACAACCGGAGGTGGTGGCTTTGACCCTGAAGGCATTGTAGATAATATGCGTGATGCTATCGATGCTATGAAGGAAGAATTGCGTAGTAATTTAGGTAAAGCATGGGCTCCAGTTGCAAATTTGTGGAATGCAAAATGGAGTGAGATAAAACTACGCTGGGAAGTTTTCTTATTCAGGTTGGCAGGCGCGGTTGCAAACTTACGCAAAATGCTGCAACCTTATTGGGATGCAATTGTAGCATTTTGGGATGAAAACCTTCAACCGATTGTGGATAAAATCAAGTCGTTTTTTCCGGCTGACTTCGGGAGCAAATTTCTTGCAAATCTTGGAAAAGTTGCGGCAATTGTAGGTACAGTTATTGCGGTTGTATTAGTGGCAATTAAAATCTTTATGATCATTAAAACTGTGATCATGGCAGTTGGGGCAGTTATCGGATTTTTGACTAATCCTATTTTCTTGATCATCGGCGCAATTGCTTTGCTGGTGACTGCATGGCAAACAAACTTCCTGGGTATCCGTGACATAGCTGCAAAGGTATGGGCATGGATAAAGACAGCCTTCGCCAATGTGGTTGCTTTCTTAACTAACCTGTGGACTAATTTGGTCACTGGTGTACGCAATGCTTTTAGCTTTGTAGCGAATATTGTAACTAATGTAATGAACCGAATAAGAAATATTATAAATACTGTTTTGACTGCAATCCGAGGCTGGTGGGAACGCCATGGCGAAAGTGTAAAGACAGTTGTTTCAACGTTATGGAATGCAATTACCACAGTATTCAAAACAGCTATTGGAATTATAGTTGGAATTGTGATGACAATAGTAAATACTATTATGGTTATTTGGAATGCCTTCAAAGCAATCTTTGGTACAGCCGTTGCAGGTACTTGGGAAGCGATTAAGACGATTTTTACTAATGCTTTCATGGCAATATTAGGTATTGTAATGATTGCCTGGGAGACGATCAAGACAGTTTTCATGAATACTTTCAACGCTATTAAAGAAATAATTTCTCAAGTTTGGAACAGTATAAAGGCAATATTCGAGATTGCCTTTGAAGCAATTGGCGTGCTTTTTGACTTTTGGGCTGCGATATTCCAAGGTAAATGGTCTGAAGCGTGGGAGAAAGTCAAAGAATATATTGGTCTTGTTTGGATAACCATTAAAGGAATTTTAGAAACTGTTTGGAATTCTATTGTAATAATCGCAACTACAACCTGGGAAAATATTAAGACAATTATTGGTGGCATAGTTGATGGCATTCTTGTTTGGTTAACAACCACGTGGGAAAATATCAAAGTCGGCGTACAAACATCTTTTGATAATATCAAAAGCATTATGGAAAATATTTGGACTGCCATTACTGAACGTGTCACAGAAACTTGGGATAATATTAAGACCTTCATCAGTGATGCTATTGAAGCAATCCGAACAGCAGTTAATGAGCGCATTCAAGCAATGCGTGATAACATCGTAGAACACTTCAATTCCATAGTTAATTGGATATTAGGGCTTGTTGGACGGTTTAGAAATGCAGGTAGAGCGATCATTGACGGATTGAAGGAAGGCATTATTTCTAATGTTAGAGGATTAGTTAATACAGTAGAAAACATGATACAAGATGTCCTCGATGCAATAGACGACTTACTGCACTTTGGTTCTCCTTCAAAAGTCACTGAGTATATGTTTAAAATGGCTATGGTCGGCATGGAAAAGGGTGTGGAAAGGAATGCCATGCTACCGCAACGTGCAATGACTCGCGCAGTTACGCCCATGATTGGTACAGCCGCAAAAGTACCTATAATGGCTGGTGCAATGAGTAGAACACTCAATGTTAATATGGGTGGTCAAGTCATCCAGAATGGTATGTCATCGGCTGCTTTCGAACTCACGGTTCGCAGAATCATTCGCGCAGAATTAGGAGCGACATAATATGACTTACAACTCAATACTAAAAGTTACAAATGGAACACAGAAAGGTACAGTTAATTTACTTGACCTAAACTTGATCGATTGGACACCTTTGCTATCTCCTTGGAAAAGCGGTGGGATTTGGCAAAGCAGTCCGTTTTCTGATGGTTCAAGGCTTGTTAACCGAAACTTCGATTTAACGCAGGATAGTTTTACGCTCGCGCCCAATGGTCAAAATCAAGATACAGTAATTGAAAAAGTCAATCTATTGATTGAGTTACTTGAACAAGCGGTAAGTTACTGGACTACAGTTTGGCAAAATTCGCCAGTTTGGATTGAGGCACGCGGCGAGCAAGAAACAAATATCCGCTACGCTACAATCCACGCATACTCAATTCCTGAATTAGACAACCCATATGCTACACCTTTCGCAGCGGCTGAATTAGTTGCACTTGAAAACTTTACACTGATCATTGCGCACTTGCTTTGGATGTCACAGAAGCCTGGACAAAGCGAGTGTGTAGTTGCGAATAATAAATCCAACTGGTATCAGTATGTAGTTCCCACCGACCCCACCATTATTGAAACTGCTGATAGTGCAGTGTATCGGCAAGAAAGGGATGCAGCCGTTATTTATTCAGCACCTGCAAAGATTGGTTATTATGCGGCGGCAGGATTAAACGCTACGTGGTACACGGCACTTAGATTTAGAAATGTGCAATGTGAACGCGGCGCATATGTTCCTGCTGCTAATGCTGATCTTGAAGTATGCAGCGCAGCAACCTACACACCAGCTACTTCAACATTACTGCGCATTAGTGCGCTACGTGGAAAAGCCTTTCCACTAAACCCGGGGTACACTGAGCAAGATTATCTTGCCATGCCCAGACTGTCCACGTTGCTTACTGCGACCATTGCAGGTGCTTGGACTAATAATACCTATTATGACTTACACGCTGCAATGGGCGGCTTGTTGACTGAAATCTTTGCACAAGATACTTGGGATCAAGGCGATGATATTATTTTATTTATTGAGTGCGACAAGACAGCCACAACAAGTCAACGAACATTTCAGTTGACGACTAACTTTCCTAGAATAAACATTGACGGTATTCTGGATACTGACTTTCTGGTTGGTCAGTGTGATGGATGTGAAATGCTTCCAGTAGCTAATAAGCAAAATAAGGCTAATATTGATTACATCAGAAAATCTAATAATGGCGTAGATACTTCGGGTGATTTCCTTCCCTGGATAGAATGTGATGACCCAACTTCTGTAAATATTAGTGTCTTTGATGCATCAGCATCAGTAAGTGCTAATGCATATATGGCTTTCTGCTGCCGTTCTGTCAGTAGTGGCATTACTGTTCCAGGGGCTGGTATTTTCAATAGTTTGGTGTTCTACGTCACCTATGAACTCGGCGGTGGCGGTACATGGGTTGGAAAATGGCAGTATTGGAATGGCGCATGGGTTGACCTTCCCTACGTGGTTGATACAAGCAATGGTTTTCAAAAAGCGGGTCTGCATACAGTTGTCTGGACACCGCCAGTTGATTGGACAACAACTACACTTGTTGAAACTGGTTGGTGGGTGCGCTATCTGGTAACCAGTGTGCCTGTTGCCAACAGTGTTGGTCCTAAACTGATTTACTTTGACCCTTATACTATTACTACGCCGTATATTACAATTGAAGATGAGAATGCCAAAGGGGATGTAGCGGCATTGGCTAAAACTATTGCAAAAGATTTGCAGACCAGCCTTATATTGTCACCACCTGGACATTCTTATAATGATTTATATATGGCTGTTCGTTCTCTATCACGTGGGACAGAATTTGCGGCTTATCTGAACTGCTCCGATGAGCAAAATCCAAATGGTATAACTTGTACGGTTGATATTTCTTGCGCGATTGTGGATACTCCTGCGCTGATGACATACTGTACTCCAACTGATCGCACAGTTCAGTGGAGTCCCGCTGTCGCTGCCACTCCTGATAACCGTGTCTACTTCACTTTTAATGATGTGATTGCTAAACAATACCATGGTGTCTTTGCTGCTTTTGTTCGCTACTATATCGATGGTGGTGGCAATACAGATTTTACAGGAAGGCTTATAACTTCTTTTGGTGGTGTAGTTCAAACAACTGACACAGTCATTTTTAATAAGTTAGAATGCTACGCTTACCTTGGTAATATAACTATTGGTGGTGGACTTGCGCCGGATGAATATACAGATATTCAAATTATAGGAATACAAGTTGGGAACACTGCCGTAGCTGGCTGGGGAGATATTTATTTAGTTGACCTGATTTTACTGCCATTAGATGAGTTCACCGTTCACATTGAAACCGGCGATGTAGTTTATCTTCCTGAAACACCGGGTATAAATGCTGTGGTAGCAGACAGCATTGGATATCCAAAATCTAATCTACGTGCGTATATGTACGACGCAACCACTAATCTTATTGAAAGATTTGCTCCTCATTATTCAAATAAAGGATGGATGCAGCAACCCAGCGCGCAGCGCATCTGGTTTTGGGGCTTGTATGGATGGGATTTACCAATAATGATTAGGCATACTGCTAGTTTTAGATACCTAGGTATGAGAGGTAAGTCATGAGCGATGTAGGTGAGCAGCCGCTTGGATTTGATGTAGGCGTTTATTCTAGGGATGGTGCATCATTCATTGAAAAGATGAATGATTATCTTGTAGGCTATTCGCACAATATCCAGGCGATGGGTGGCGATTGGGATGCAAAACTTACATTTTTAATGCCTACGGAACTTAGCCTTTATTGGTATGAGAAATTGATTGGCAAAAGAATTAAAGTTGTTGCAGATGTGACAGAAAGAATATTTACTGGATTTGTCAATGCGCTCTCGATCAATGCTGGCAGCGTTGCAGATGCACGTGGGCCTCTATTAGGGATAGGCAACCGAGTAAGCAGCGTCTATACGCCTGTGGATTATACAATTTTCCCACCTGTTAGCGGTACAGAAACAGTCACCACAATTCAAGAAAGCATAGACAGTCAGACAAAGTATGGAATAATTGAGAAGGTACTCTCGTCTGGTCAGACATCGCCTGAGAATGCAGAGAAGAATGTAGCGATTTTTCTGCGTGATAAAAGCGAGCCAGAAATATCAGGCAATTTATCTATACAAGCCGGAGAAGGGCAGTATACACAACTCGATGTAGATTTGCTCGGAATTGGTCAGTTTGCCTTTGCATGTTATATCTACAATGTTTACACGGCTGGAACTCAATATGTCAGCGATAAAATTAAAGCAATTTTGACCGCAGACCCAAATGGATACATTTCAACTGATTTTTCGGATATTGCGAATAATGTCTTACTAACGCCAACTGAAGAAATAAAAAGTCGCTATGCCTGGGATATCTTGAAGGAACTAATCACTCTGGGTAATGATACGACAGATGACCGAAGGTTGTTTGGAATATATGGTGATGGCATTGCACGTTATAGCACCATTCCTTTGATCATTGAATATTATCATTATTTATTGGAATCTAATCAAGCTGTCTATGATGCTACAAATAAGAACGTTATAAAACCTTATTTGGTTCGCCCTGGCAAGTGGTTAATTGTGCCAGATTTTTATCCTTCTGGTGAACCTGATATAACTACCTATCCGCGCAATGACCCACGAGTAAAATTTATTGAATCAGTTGGCTATACTGCGCCCTATGGCTTGGATTTGTCGGGTGGTAAAAATGATGCATTATCTCAACGGTTGGCTAAGATTGCATACAGCGGAGGAATGTACTGATGACCACGCAGTTATATAATGGCGAAGCCGTAGAATTAATGGCAGCGTCTTTTCCGACCAGGAAAGATATAGCTTTGCAGTTGGGCATGGCTGATTCACTTTATGCAAATATGCCTGGTATTCGGGCTTATTGGAATATGTCCAGAATTGGTGCATCGCTTATGAAAGATGCAATTGCAGGACAAGATTTAACTAATGTAGCTACTACTTTTCAATGCCCTGCATATGTGACAAAGGCTATATTTAATGGGACAACCGCGCATCTATATAGAACAGATGAAGCTCAATTAGATG